TATGAAATTAACGCCTTCATAATATGAAACAAATATTATGTTGTTACTTATTGCAAAAATCGAAGTTGCATTATCAGTAGAACTAATATCAAATGTATCAGAGAATGTAACATTTAATGGAGGACTTGTTAAATTATATTTAGTTATTTGGGTTGCAAAAATGTTTCCGTTAGATGTCAGATTTTTGACTGAATATAAACTATTTTCAGCCAATGTGAATTTTGTGGCCGAATTATAAATGAAATTAGGCTCCATCAAATAACTGTTTGAATTTTGTAGGTTAAACAAATACAAACTATTGTTAAGAATATAATATATTGGACAATCAGGATATAAAGTTGGTATTGTTTGAGTAGGGGTTTTTGTTGGTGTTGGGGTGGGAGTTACAAAATTACAAGTTACTTGTTCATTTGTTAAAATATCAATACAATATACACAAGAGAAATTTTGTGGATAAGTAATAATTGCAAAAATCGCGGTATTATTTTCAAAATAAGATAATGGTAAGATAGTACTTTGTCCGTTACTTATGGAGGTTATAATTTGATATGTTGATGTTATTTGTATTAAATCATATCCAGATTCATTATTAACGAATCTATAATCACCTCCTGATATTTCAATATCAGAAATAGTAACACCGGTTAAACTCGGGCAATTACTTAGGACTGTTGAACTTGGAGTAAACGACGGAGTAGGAGTTATTGCACTAAAACTTAATGACTTTGAACCTACAACGCTCGAACCCAACCAATAATCTAAAATTTCATATATTTCAGGCCCTCCAGTTGAGAATATTGGCCCATCAGATAAAATTTTATCTATTTGAGTTTTATCCATTCCTTTTAAGAACACTCTATCTTGTTTTCCTTTTTCTCTAACTAATAATTTTACTTGGTAAGTTTCTGAACACTCAGTACAACTACTATATTTTATTTTAGCATCAGTAGTATAGATTATAGTGTCTCCTGATGTAACCTCAGAACCTATGGTACCACAAACTACTTCAGTTTTATTTACATAGGCTAAAACTATAGAACCAATTTCAGTATTTACCGGAGCATAAGTGAATCCGGTAATACCATCACAAGTCAGAAATTCATAAAGTCTTTCATTAGAACCTAAACTAACTTTAACTAAATTTTCAACAGGGGAAGTAAATGAACCTCCAAAAATCAAAGTTTTTTCTTCACAACTTTGTAACTGTGGTTGAGTTGTTAACTTTTTTACAGAAACTAATGGATTAGAACCACTTGTACTTCTACATCTAATATTTTCATTAATAAATGGGTTATCAGTTAAATTAGTACAAATTTGTCTATCTTGAGACCCTACAATTTCACTATTGTTTACGTATGTAACATTAGGCCCAACTGTTATTAATCTTTTTGTACATATTTTTTCGGTACCTACAAATTTAACGGTTTTTGTTGGGTATGAACGTAAAGGTGCATATGTTGTCAAATATTCAGGGTCTGTTATGCAACTGACATAACTTACTATTTGAGGGGTAGTTCCACTATTATATAAGGTATAACAATCACAAGGGAAATTAAAAGTTACCTCGTTAACTGAAGTTATTCCATCTACACATGTGAAAGTAACTATAAATGTTATTGTTTGCACCCATTCAGAAAGATAACCGGTCAACCCAACATTATGAGGTATCCATGTATCTCCAGGTTCAATTCCAACATATTCAGAATTCTCACCTACTAAATACAATTGGAATCCTCCTGGTCTTTCAACCTTAATTGAAGATATGTTTTCATCCAATGGTTGCTCAAAATAAATCTTAAATTGATTAGTTGGACCCACGTATTCAATATTAGAAACTGAATAGTTACATAAACTTCTATTTTTTGTTAAAGAAAGTACAGCATTAACCTGACCGTCAAGTGATAAATCGTTTGCAAATCCAGTATCACAAATACCTTCATTACTAATTCTTAATACGTTGTTTAATCCGCAATTATTACCATTGGTGTCTTCATAACAATCAAAGTCACCAGTAATCACTATTTTTCCATCACAATCAGTTGTTATTGAATATGCGGAGCCATCTAAACCAGTTGTCGCTGAAAACTTGGTATCTAAAATACCTCTTGAATCTATTCTAACAATATTTGTTGGAATTGGTTGTTTTTTAAATGAGGTAATCCACGAACTTAGATTATCTCCTCCTCCAATAACTATTAATGAATTATCTAATAATATTTCAATACCAGTAACATTTGGCGTCAGACCTGATAAATTAAACCCTCCTTCAAAATTGTCATATATTGTACCATCGGTATTTAATATAATGATACCTCTAGCTGTTTGACCATTATATTGAGAGAAATTACCACCAATTATAATAGTATTATTTATATATTTTTTTATTATATTTACAGGTCCGTTAAATCCTTCACCTGAATTTTTAAAGAACTTATTATCTATTTGCCCTAAACTATTTATTTTTACAATGTTATCTGATGGTGTTTGAGTTATTGGACATTTTCCATTAACACAATTACCAAGTAAAGTTTGAGAAATATTTGTTCCTAAAGATAATACATTTTGAACGCATAATTTTTTGGTTCCTTTAAATTTAATTTTTTTAGTTGTTGATGCACAATCAACATATGTCATACCTTGAGCCGTACTTCCGCTATTATAGAATTTATAACACTGGCAAGGTTCAGGAGGTCGAACTAAATACGAAAAGATATTACAATCCTTCAAAGATGATGCCCCGACAAATGTTCTTTGGGGATGATGAGTTATGTTTGATTGATTGGCTGATTGTATATTATAAACAAATGGAATAAATCCTATATTAGGGTCATTAATTTTAAATATAAACTCATTGTTAGATGGTGAGTCATAAAAATCGTTTGGATGACGCGTAAATGTAAGATACCAATAATTTTGAAAAGAAAACAACCCTCCAACTTCTAACCTAATGTCAATACCTCCATCATCTATATATTGCACAGGTGTTGTTGCTGAAAATACTACACCCCCACTTACAATATCAATTTCATAAATAGTTGTATATGCGCTTTGTCCTAAAGACTCTCTCTCCGAAAAGGCGTAAACTATAGTATTATTATCTGTAACTAATACGTCAGAGTAAAATCTTGGGTTTGCGGGGTAATTAGAAAATATATCGGGATTTATACCCTCTATTGGAATTGGATTTACCGTTACATTTCCGACGCTATTTATAGGAATTTTTACAAAAGAAATATCATAGAAACTGTTAAATAATGTTGATATCAAATTTTCGCTATCAAATACTGCCAATCCTCTTCCTAAACCTACGAACTCTTCAGGCTCGGCTATGGTTATAGTTCTTACTAATTCTGAAACATCGTAGTTAGAATTTAAAATGTTATACTCATATATTGTTTTAGCATGTGTTCCAGTTCCTGGCGATTTGTAAAGTATCCAAATCTTACCTGTATTTGTATTATAATTAAAAGTATGTGCAATATCAACCGCCTGTTCACCCACCGCTGCTTGCAAATTATTTTCGCTTTCGAATATAACTCTAGCCGTATTGGTTAAAATATTATAAGATACTATATTGAATCTTTTTTCAGCCGGGTCTCCTGGTAACACCACTCCTGGTATAGTGTTATATATGACATTTTCATGTTCTACAAACAAAATGTGTCTATCGCATGTGCTTGATTTTAAATCACCACCAACAAATATCGAATCTTTATCTGTGGATAAAATAGTTTTAACCTCTCCGCTTATATATAAATTATCTGAAAAAGTTAAATCTTGGATTCCGTTTTTGTCTAGTTTAACTAATGGACAAACCATTCTATCATTATAATAATTAAAATCTCCACCTACCAAAATACTATCACCAAATTCAACAATGGTATTTACAGAAGCTCCAGAAACTAATAAATCTTTAGTGAAACCATTTTTATTTATTATTGGTGAATTTTTAAATTGAGTGTTATTTTTATTAATATTTGCAAAATCAAATATGACTGAACTTTCCGTATTAGTTAAAAAAGTTTCAGTATATGATGAAGTTCCATCACTTATACCGCCAAGTCTATTAACAGTTCCTGTGAAAGGATTAGACTCAATATTTAAAACAAATTTATTCGGGTTATTCAAATAAAATTCGTAACTATATATTAAAGGTGAAGTATCATCGGCACAAGATACTGATGTTGACCACTTACCTCCATTTTCGGCCGTTATTACAACAAAAATGAACTTAGGACCGGTACCGTCCAAATAAATAGAATTATCAATAGAGCTTCCTAAATCTGACATTCTCGTATCGGTATCATCTAATGTGAAAGTAAAATCAGGAGAGTTAGGATACAATGAGCTATAATAAACGTCAAAAGTAACCGGAAAACCTAATGATGGGTCAATTTCCGTATCCAAATAAACTAATCCTTTTGGTGTGTTTTCTTTTTGTTCACATAACTGTATTGTTGTATAAGAAATTACCGATTGATTTATATTTTGTTCAACTCCGCATTTTTCTGAATTACAAAAACAAGTATTATTAAGTACAACTTGTGGTAACTCTTCATTACAATTAACTTTTTCAAAATAAACGTAATCTCCTAAAAATGATGTATTTGATTTATCACCTTGTCTGTAATTTATATTATAACATGTGCTTTCATAACTTTGATATGAGTCAGCATTGGTGTCAATTCTTATAATACCAGTTGTAAACTCTATTAATGGAAAGGTTTTAGTTTGTCCTATTTTAACGTTTAATCCAGTCCAACCATTTGAACCATCATATATATAAATGGTATTTTTTGTTAAGTTTTTTACATAAATTGTTGGTCCTTGGAACCCGTTTGGTCCTACTGTTACTTCGGCCAATTCTTCTGCAGGGCGGTTTGTTCTAGTTGGAGTATTTGTTGGAGTAATTCCAGAAGTTTTAGTAGGGGTTTTAGTATTAGTTGGAGTTTTAGTATTTGTAGGACTATTAGTTGGTGTTGGATTAACGAACCCGCTGCTAGGCGTTTTAGTTGGGGTTGGAGTGTTACTTGGTGTAGGTGTATTTGTTGGAAACGGGGTTAACACAAATCCCAAAGGAGGATTATAATTTTGACTTTCCATTTACTTATATTTTTTTAATAGTGTATTCTAAATACAATTATTTATAGTTTTTATATAAATATCAATAAATTAAAAAGGAGGTTAAATAACCTCCTTTTTTAATAATTATTTTTTTGTAATATCAATATACATAGTTTGGGTCACTAAAAGTTACCACACCATTTACGTAGGTAAGAATCAAAATTGGTGTGTTTTGCCATATACCATTAACTATAGGATAAGCGTAAATGTTAAAATCTACTGTGTTACTATCTATAATCTCAAGTCTATATTTATACATATAGTAATCAACTATATTGGGGAAATACGTATTAAACATTCCTACAAAATTAGTGCAAGTTGTTGAAGAAAATTCAGGTAAACTTTCATTTTGAGAATAGAATGGCAATGTGGCATTACTGATTAAATTAGTATCAAACAAACCTGCTATATTATAAGAAACCCGTGGATTACATGACGTTAGATAAACACGTCTTGAGGTAGTGAATGGTGATTCAAATATTGCTCCTGTTTGTGAAGTAAATTGAACATCGTCACTGTAATATGAATTATTTATAAAATTAATGATATTAATACCAAAATTAGGTGAAGTAGAACAAGTGAATGTATTTGATTCTAAAAATCCATAGTTCTCAATTTTTAAATAAAACTCTAAACCATCCATTGTTCCTGTAGTTACTACAGCTGAAACGTGGATTTGGAATTTTAAAGCCGTGTCGGTAGTATTGCCAACAGTACCTGTTGAACCTCCAGTATCTCCCCCAAGAATTTCCCCACATAAAGTATTACCTGATGCGGTAGGAATACCAAATTCAATACTTCTATAATATCTATAATCTGTTGGGTCAGAATATGATGGTATACCATTGATTGACGTTCCTCCACTAAATGGACAAGTCTGCCCAACAACACCTGGAAAATCTTGATTACAATCCATATATCCGCAATATGAGATTTCATTCATCGCATTTAAGTATGATTGGTACATATAATCGATTGGAATATTGGAGTTTGAGGTGACCTCGATAATCCAATAATCACCGTCAACATATTTGTTATAAGATATTGTGCTAGTTTGAGATAATGAAAGACAATTATATGGTTGATTTCCAGGATTTAATTGTATGGTTTTTAAACCATCTAAAGTTAATTGTTCATTACCTCCAAATAAAACTGTGTCATTTGGTGGAAAATTACATAACGCATAACCTTTAGGACCCGTGTAAGGCGAAAACGCATATGGATAATAATTGAAAAGTGTCTGAGGTATTGATACTGTAGAACAGTCTTCATCACACACTTTTATACCCAAAACAACTTTACTATAACAAGATGCTGAAAAATCTATAGGTTGATTATTACCATCATATGAGGTTGTACTTATACTACTTGAATCAATTTTATACTTGTTTTCAATTTCCTGATTTTGAGGACAATTTTCACAATCAAATGTTTCCATACAATCATATTTTAAAATCCAATTGCTCGCACCTGATGGGGAGGTAATTTGGAAAATAATATTTTCAAACCCTGGACTTCTTAATAAACCAGTTAATGACGTGACTTTACTAAAAGATGGGGCGGCAACGTCTATTTCGTAATTTGTCCACATTGTTCCCATTGGAATCAGGGTACTACCTATGTTAAAATTGGCTAAAATAACTGGTTGTGTGTAGTTATTTCCATTATATATAATCTTAATATTATCATAAGCCGCAAATCCTGTGAATGCCCAAGCAATATGATTAACTGTAGATGGTAGAGACAAACAAGTTTGGAACGGTGGTGTTTGAGTTCCTACAATCGCACCATCGAATGAAAATTCATATGAATAAATAGGGTCATCAGAATTTCCATTTAAACAATCAGCACATGTAACTTCAATTGATTCAAAACAAGACAAGTTTGTGGCAATACTACCATTTGACCCATCTTGTGAATAAATAACACCACCTAAGTTGATTCTATCAATCACAGGTAAATATTCCCCTGATAATACAATTGGAGATTGTTCACCTGTTAATGGATGAGGATAATCATAAATAAATTGATTTCCTAAACCGCTGGTAAACGCAATTTCTGTTGTACTATTTGGTCCGTACCAATTAATAACATAATCTGAAATATTACCCTGACATGTCGACAATAAGTTGCCGGCTACTATGTAACCTATGTTACCGGTTTCAATTATGTCAAAATAAAAACCACATTCTTCACACAAATCAGTAGTTAAAGCTATAGGTTCGCATAGTTGTAAAGATTCGGCGGTTGAATTTATTGAAGAAACTCCGTGAGGTCCAGTAACTCCATTGAATGTTAATCCTTGGTAGACAGAAGAAACACCATTTGGGAACGAAGTTTCATATTCAAATACAGACCAGTTAGTGTTTTCATTTCTAATCAAATAAACACCATTTTCCATTGTCATTGGGAAGTGCGAAACTGCGGGTTGGGTATAATTAGGACCTATTTCTTGAATCAACGATGGTGTAGCCCCAATCACATATGGATATTCTAAAATATACATTGGTGACGCTGAGACTAAAGTACTACCGTATTTTGCGGTGATAATCAGGCTATTATCCATAAAATACATACCTGACCAAACAAGTAAGTTAGTAGTTCCATTGTAATTCACACTTCCAACAACCGGAAGATTAAACATCACAGTACAGTTAGTAAACGTAATGCTATTATTTGTAATATTAACTTGTAAAATAACCCCTCTACAAGACGCTGTTGGACAACCGGCCCATCCTCCACCTACTATTGCTCCCATGGCAAGTGTGTTTGGAGAGATATACGCCATACCTTGGTCAATTCTTGAAATCACTCCGTTATTATTTGAAGTATTAAGTGTGATTAATCTACTCCAAGTTAAATTATAGTATTCATCATTAATTGTCCATTCATTTATATACGTAACATTAGTGTTGGCGACTTTCTTAATCCATAAAAATCCGGTATTTGTTATAAAATCAAATGAATGTGCAATATCTAATGTTTCAACTAAAGAGCCTAATCCTAAAATATTAGGATTGTAACTAGTACCTAAATTTAAGAAAGTAGGTTCTCCAAGACCTAATGCGTATCTTGATACTCTTAATCTATGTGTTTGACTAGTAGGCGCCAACCATAACATCAAAGGATTACACAGTGATTGGAATGAGAAAGATGAACAGGATGGAGAGCTGGCCGCACCTGACACTCTACCCAAACCAGTGTCGGAATAAACCGATGTGGTATTACCATATATGTCAACTTCATAAATGTCAGACACATTTGATGAATTACTTGCATATGACGCGGCAATGTACAATCTATTTTGGTCGGTTAAAAATAAATCAATTCCACTACCGTAATCGGTTGACTCAGGAAAATTAAAAATAGTCACAGTTTCTTCAATCACCGCGTTAGTAAAACTACCATCCAAATAAATTTGTTTAATCATCCATCTAGTAGGATTAGTTACACCATAACCAATCAACATTCTATTATTATTTACAACCGCAATATCCGTTGGGCTTTCATCGACGGGTAAAGTCAAAATAGCCGGAGTTATGAATTGCTGACTCACAGTATCAAATCTTCTAATAGACCATGTGTTAGAATTTGAAGGTCTGGTTGATAAAAACACATTGAGTCCGTCCTCACTTACCCCTAATGCCGCAGCAAATAGTCCAGGGTTTCCATTAACAAGTGGTTCTGGATTTTGTAGAGTTACTGAGGTTGGGTTTGGAGTTATAACAAATCCTGATATGAAATCAACATTCCACCATGTTAATCTTACATCAGTTGTTTGATTACTACCATGTAATAAATAAAGTCTTTGACTTACTGAATTATAGGCAATATCCCAAAATCTATCATTTGTAATAGTAGGTATATTTGGTAACTCAATTTCAATTGACTCATTATCATTAACATTATAATAAAAAACCCTGTTAGGATTTAAATCATTATTATCGGCTCTTGTGACAAAAAACACAGGACAAGTAGGTAATATAGTTGTTACTATTAAATTTGGTGTAAAAGTTAATGGATTACACAAGGCTATCGCTTCAGGACTTGAGTTTATTGAAGACGCTCCAAAAGGTCCTCGTCCGTTTGGGGGAGTCCAAAATTCATCAATATTTGAGCCAGTGACAAGGTAATTAGTTGGACTAAATAAAAGTTGACTGAAAGCATTTCCAAAACCAGGAGCATTATTTGTTAATCTTATTGACCTTATTTCGTCTAAGAATGTTGCAATAAAATTTGTAACACCATTTCCCGGATTCTGAGGGTCAGGATATGGGAAATATACTTCAGGGAATGCAAAAAAGTTAGGATTTGTACTTTGGACGTACTCATATTGTAAAAGATATTTTATACCCGTCTGAGACAAATTGGTAGAATCTCTAGCAAATATTACTAATTTATTATCAGGACCTAAATAAAAATTACTATAAATAACAGTTGAGCGTGTTCCGGTATATATCGAATCTCCTTGTGCCGGTAATCTGAACATTAATGTCATATTATTCACCAAAGATAAGTTATTACCTAATGCCGGAGTAATATCCAACTGACCAATAAACTCACGGTAATTCTGCTGATTATTATAGGGGCCAGTACCACCTGACCAAGTTTCAATTATCAAGGTATTTCTGTCTAATGAAGCAATTCCAAGGTTGTGTCTAAAAGTAGTACCTGATGCAGAAACGTTAATTACTCTATTAAAAGTTAAATTAAAATCTTCATCATCAATACTCCATTCGTATATTTGAAAATTAACATTAGTAATTGCGGGGGTTGGTCTACGACTAATCCACATCCAACCTGTGTTAAAATTGAAATCAAAAATGTGAGTAATTGACATACTTCTCTGTACAGAATTTCCAGGTGCCGGATATGTATTTCCTAAGTCTAAAACTTGTTGCGGGTCCTCTGTTTCTCCATCCCATCTAATTGCGACAAATTGATTATTACCTGAAAATAATATTAACGGTCTACATCTTGGGTCAGGGAATTCAAATTCAAATGAGTGACATGATGGATAAGATGCCGCCCCATTAATTGTTTGTAAATTAGTGTTATTCCACGATTGAGTTATTGTTAAATCAACATCAATTTTAAAAACTGAAGATGTACTATTTTGACTAGCAACTACATAAAATTCACTAACTCCTTCATTTAAACTTAAGAAAATATCCAAAGATTCATAAACATCAGGACCAAATTCAATTTCATTGTCAAAAATAGTGCCCTCTGGACTATCGTCACAAGTCCATTGTTCTATGTATATAGTTGTTCCGTCAGTTGTTGAAATAAATAATTTATCATTATTAGTTCTTATAAAATCACCTTTAACTCTTCTTCCATTTGTAAAGCTTATCAATTCTGTATAGTAGTTGAATTGGCTAGTGTTGAAAACATCGTAAATTAGTACTCTTGGAGTTTGAGGTTCTCCGGGGATTGGAACTGTAGATAGGTATATTAAATTACCGTTAGGGCTAACTTCTAATCCTTCGCTAAGTCTAAGAGCTCCAAATGTTACTGGTGAAGGTAGTTGTATTAGGAACGGACCATCAATTAACTGTCCGGTCTCAAAATCAACATTCCACCATATTAAATTATTGTCCCATGGAGATGATGGATTGGGTTGAGGTAAATCACTTAATGTTTGTAAAACATATAATCTATTATTAGTATTACAAACCGCAACATCTCTATAGCTATAGATAGTTTCCGCAACATCTCCAAGCTGAGGTAATAAAATAAAGTTATGTGTATTATTTGTGACGTTATAATTCCAAAGACCCTCCAATCCTGAAGAATTCAAAAATACAGGGCAATTACTTAAAGTAGGAATGACCGGCGCTATATTTGGTACAAATCTAGTTAATTCACATTGAATTTGGCTAGGTACAGTTACATTAATTGTTGAGGACGCTCTTAAAGCAGTATTAAAAAGTGGTGATAAAGTATATTGAGTTTGAGGTATGTCCAAATAACCAGAAATACCATAGTTTGGCTCATTATTGAGTATATAACCGCCCCAATTCTGGTTAGCCCCAATATTCTGATTTCTATGTACAAAAATAAAATTATTATAGTTAACAACTCCAATTTGTTGTACATTATCACTAGTGGCGTTGCCATTTCCTTCGGCGTCTAATATAGTATTGATATATTCATATTGTGCATCTATTGCGTATGGGTATTGTAAAATGACTCTTGTTAAATTTATATTACTGCTTTCAGGTAATCCACTTCTCACAATTACAATTAATTTATTATCTACAGCATAATCCATTGATTGAATAATTGCATTTCTCGGTAAAGTGTACCCTGGAGACCCTGCTGTAGGTAATGTAAACATAGTAGTTGTATTTGCGTTAAAAGTTAAATTCAAATTCACATTACCAGGTGTTAAATTAAGTTGTACAATTCTGGACCTAAGAGCTGCGCTACTTGTCCCATATCCATTGCGGGTACCAATTATTAAAGTATTATCATCAATTGCCGCTAATCCGGCAAAGAAACGAAGACTCGTAATTGCTTGATTGGTCTGCGTCAAAGTAATTTGTCTGTTATAAGTACCAATAAAATCTATTTCACCATTAGGTAATGTTGTACCGTTTAAAGTAAATTCCCATATTGTTGTTACCCAAATTGATGATTGTGTGTTAAATAGAATCCATAATAAACCTGTATTTGTTTCATAGTCAAATGTATGGGCAATTTCATTGGGTCCTACAGTAGGTACGGGGTGAGTTCCTAAATTTAAAGTGCTTATAGGTTGGAATGGTAAGAAGTTGAATCTGGATACAAAAAAGGTATTACTTAACCCTGAAAATAAAAGTAATGGTCTACATCTTGGGTCAGGATAAATAAAACTAAATGAATTACACTCAGGGAATGTGGCAGCTCCGTTAAATAATCCACCATATGTAGCATAATTGGTAAGATTAGTTATACTATCAACCGGCTCTAATCCATAAGGATAATCACTAATTACTTTATAAACAGGTATATTAAATTGATTATTATCTATACAAAATAACGAACCGTCTAATATATATAAATCTATTTGATTATCTCCGTCGGCGCTTAAACCTGTTACAATTTCAAACTCGAAAAGAGACCCCTCAGGTGTTCCATCGGTATGCCATTGTTCAATGAATACACGTTCACCATCTGTTGTTGTAATAAATAATTTATTATCAGTAGTTCTACACATATCCCCTTGAACTCTTCTTCCTGGTAATAAATCAAATAATCTCTCACAAGGACATACTTGGGTAAGGATAGTATCCTGACCAGAGTCAATAATTTCACATCTTAGAATTGATTGTACATCATCAAGTTCAGAATAGTTCATTGAGCTTACAAAAACATGGAATCCGTCCAAATCAACTTCTAATCCATGGTTAACCGTAAAAAAATCATACGGGTCTTGGAAAGGTAAATCAGGGGTTACATTAATTGTTGCCCCTGATACGTAAGTTCCGGTTTGGAAATTAATAGTAAAATACCCAATATAACTGGCGGGATATGGTCCAACTTGATTTGTTTGATAGGTACCATTTGTTTTGAAATAAACTCTCTGAGATGTTCTTGAAATTGCTATGTCGGTATAGGTATCCCCACTTGAATCCGCATTATTAAATATGTATGGACCTTGTAGTGAAATTGGTATTAAACTACCTTGATTGGTGTCATATAAGAATATATCAAATTCGTCTGTAGATGAATTTAACATTACTATACAACCTTCAATCGGAGGTAATGGGTCAGGTAAAAGACGAGCTAAACAATATGCGTTATTTGCTGTACATGGACCTCTGTCTGTAATACTACTTTGAGATGATGTATTTATGATAGAAGTCATACATACAGTTCCTTGAACAGTAACCGACGGACCGTAATTATTCGTAATAAATCTATAATTACCATCACAATCTAAAAATTCGACAGTTAGATTATTACCTATTTTAAGTTCAAAACATGTACAAGGAAAAACAGTGGGTTCAATACAATACTGAGAATTTGAAAGACCGCAAAATTCATTGGTATCCTCAACATAAGCATATTGTTCATTAGTACCTATCCCTGGTTGGTCAACAAAACTAAAATTATCATTTAGAATACAAGGGAATAAAGGATTTTGGCCAACAAAAGAACTATGTGGACTACCACTACAATCTCTCCAAGAAAATAAGAACCAAGTACTCTGAGGAGGATTTAGTCCTGCGTTTGTGTGACGTACTTCGTAACAAGTACAATCAGGGGCTGGTTCGGTTTGGATTGCACAAATATTACTAATAGAAATTGGTATATTAGCAACACAATCTTCATGTGCCTGAAATCTTAGTAGTGTACTTGTTGCTACTAATGTAGTGGTAAATCTTTGGTATCCTCCGGAACCAAATGTACTAGTTGGAGTAAAAAATTCAGACCCATTAGAACCTGCAAAAACTCTAACCCATCTTTGCCCAGGAAATACAGTACAAGTGCCACCAAAATCGGTAAAAAATACAGGAAGTGATAAGTCAAAAGAAATTTCATAGGTTGCCCCAATAACCAAGCAGTTTTGTTGAAGATAATTATTTAAATCACCTCCCGTATATAGCGCGGCCGAGCCAAATGTACTATTATTACCAACTGTCTGCCATAGTGTTGAAGTTTGTCCGACTCCATTAACTGACTCCCATGAAGGTATGGTTGTATTCGGTATTCCTTGAACTAAAAATTGTGGGTTAGCAACTACGTTATTTTCTTGACAAACCGCTATTGGGGAACATCCCTCAACCCAACTGAAATCGTCTCCACAAACCCAATGAGAATTGGAGTCATCGGTTAATTTTCCGCACCACCCATCTACACTTATTGTTGTTACACTTGTTGGAGATAGTTCGTTACTTAAACCACTGTTAACATTGGTTAATTCAAATAAATTGTTTCCATTAGAACTATCGATTCCTGCCAATATTGTAAATGTTCCAGTTGTAGAACCATTTACAGTTCTAGCAACTCGTATTCTTACTGCATCATTAATATTTAATTGAACGTTTTCAAATATACTTTCAGTTTCAAAATTAACTAAAGCGGTTGAAGGTCCATAAGTAAATGAGTCGTATAATACTCCATTAACAAAAAGACCCACAGTTAGGAAATTATTGTTCTGTTGAGACACGAATACAAATCTTGCTCTAAACGTATAATCACCATTTCCTGGCGAGGTATATACTCCAGTTGTAGGATTATATCCATTATAGTAATCAAAACTCTCCGTATTAAACGTAAAATCTGTCCATATATTAGGTTGTGCAATTTGTAAATTTTGAGCAACATTTCTGTAAGCTCTGAAGGATAATGGTTCTGCAAAATATGGATTAGAAGGTAAATCAGGAGACTCATTAGCACTCCAAACCGCACAAAAAGTATATTCATTCGACGGTAATACTGTTATAGTCACTTCTTCTGATAAATTATCACATTTTGTGTAATTTAAATAATTCACATTTTGTGATTGATTTGTCACGGTAATACATCTACAACAAAAACCTTGACCTCCACCCAAGAAATTTTTATAACCACCCTCAACACGGACAATTAAAGATTCCCCATTTTCGGTATATCCGGTTGAAATTTTTCTAATATACGTATCGTTATCCGTAGTAAGTCCATCACCAACGGTTGAGATAAACAAACCTGATGAACTTATTGATGAAGGAATATCCTCAGGTAAAATTAAATCTCCTGAATTACTTCCTTGTTCAAATGTTAAATAAGAATTTGTTCCTAAATAAACTGTAGATATTTTTGTACCATAAGCATTCAAAGTGAACCCTTCAGGTAAATCTAGTTGAACAAAACTATTAGTTGGTTGTCCGTCATAAATTTCATTCAAGTCGGTTTTATTCACCGGTGAAAATGCTAAATAAGAAATTGTTGGTTTGTATGAATAAAAAACGTTAGAATAAATACTGTTATCAAATAGTATTGATGATAAATTTTCAAAATTCATTAATAACGTGGTTGCGCTTGTTGGTAAATAAGACACATTACTATATGATGATTGGGTTATTGTTAAGGGAGTTGTTTGTGGTGTGAATTCACCAGTATAAACTGCAATTTTACAAATTCTAAGGTTACTAATATAGGCATCTAAATTAGTTGTCTTATCATAATTAGTTCCAATGTAGAATGACGTGCCTGTTGTTGCGGTAATAGAATCTGTAATACCTGTGGTTACAATTGAATCTTGTTTTCCGTTAACATATAGGAAAATATCTCCTGAATTTCTAACTATTGCAATATGAACCCATTGATATATATTAATCTGACTTTCAAAATTAATTACATTTTCGTTATACGTAAAATTAAGTTGACATAGTCCTGTAAATGATAATTCCCACCCTTGGGTATTTGATGAATCATAAAAAGAAATAATCGAAGGATTTTCTAAGTTTGTACTACTATAATTTAGCCAAAATTCTACAGTGAAATCTGAATCAAAATTAAACCCTTCGCTAAAGTCTGTATAAATGTAATTACCGTTATATAACGATAAACTACCTCCGTTATTTGAATTAAAATTAAGAACTAATTCACCTTCAGGACTCATTTTTAAAATGTTTCCCGCACTATACAAAGAACCATTATTCACTTGTACTAAACCGTCTCCCCCAACTAATATTGACCCATCATTTAATTGAGTAATCGTATTAATTTGAGATGTTGTGTATGAGTTATCTTTAAATGTTTCGTCAATACCGCTATTATTTATATAATTTGAACACTCATAACAGTTTTCAAAAACTTTTGTACTAAATATTTCTGTAGTAACTCCTGATATTTCAGAATAATCACCTGAGGTTACGGCGTTTAAAACTTTCTTACATTTTGATTCTCCAGTAGGTAAACTTATTATTTGTCCATATTTCTCAAAATATTGGTGACTTAATATCACACTTGTTGAACCGTTAACACAATCCTCAACTAAATAATAGACACCTTTAGATTCAACCACTTGTTGGAACGAATCGTATGGTAAATAATTGACTTTTACTGGTATACTTGAGTTGATGCTTTTTCTAATAAATAAACTAGAATTTCTACATTTGATATCTTCATTTATAAATGGTTGGTCGGTTAAATTAGAACATACCACACCTTCAGTTTCGGTATTATCTACATATGTAATATTTGACCCAACGTTTATTAATCTTTTAGCACATATTTTTTTGGTACCTACAAATTTTAGAGTTTTTACAGGATAAGTTTCTGTAAAAAATTCAGTAGTTACACAACTGACATAAGTCACAGATTGTGCCGTGGCTCCGCTATTATTTAAAGTATAACAATTACACGGAAAATTAAAAGTAACTTCGTTAAATGTTGTAGTTCCATCAGTACATGTAAATGTTACATTAAAAGTTATGGTTTGTACCCATGTATCAGGATTCTGTAAAGGAACATTAAATGGTATACTAGTATATCCTGGTGCTATATTCAATGACTCAGATTCGGAATTAAGGGTATATGTATTAGTGACAATTTGATAATACCCCATAGGTGCCGCAACATTAATGGTGTATATATTGGTATTTAAAGGTTGGTTAAAATGAATTATAAATGTGTAAAACGGACCCACGTATTCAATATTAGAAACTGAATAATCACAAGCCTTACTTCCAAACTTATATGGAAAAGTTTCAGTTATAATTGCTGGAGAATTTATAAATTTAGTAGTTCCAGAATCGTCATAAACTATGTTTACTCCTAAAACATCTCCCTTTTTAAATCTACTATCGGCAATCAAATTTAAACTACTTAAATCAGGTTTTGTAATACCTGATACCGTAACAACTTGAGTATTGGCAGAAAGACATAAGTCACAATCAACATACTTTGAAGCAACGTCAGTGTAATGAGTTGCAGCACTTGATGTTGATGCTGTGATATAAACCGCACAACTACGACTATTAGGTTCTTCAATAGGGTAGATTAAATAAGGTGCGTCTAAGCTCAATTCTTCATTTGAACCTACCACATAGGTTAATGGGTTTCCTGAGAGGTCAAGTTGAAAACAGTCCTCGAAATCATAATAATAAATAAAAGGGTCCATATTTAATAAGTTTTTTTATAAATATCTATAAAACAAAAAAGGAGGCTAATGCCTCCTTTTAATTTTTAATTATTTTTTATTTTAGTTTACAGAAATCTTTTTAATTTCTACCGTTCCATCAGAGTAATGAATGTGAATTACATTAAGTCCCTTTTCAAGTATTGCTTCATCAATACTACCGTACCTAATTGGTTTTTCATATAAATTACTAAACTGTCTAACTTCAACAAATTTAACTTCAGGTGCATCAATAACCTCGTCATTGTTAACCGCAGTTGCAAGTCTTGTTACCGTACATTCAACTTGGTTATTTGCAAGGTTTTCATCACCTGCACCACCATTTACAGTAAGAATTCTTACTCTGAAAGTGTTTGTTGAACCGAGTGGTAGAGCACAACTGTTTGTACTAAAACATACAGATGCCGATAAATAAGACACGCCTAATCGGTTTGTAGGTAATCCTCCACCTGGTAAATAAATGAATTGACCTGGAAGTAATGGACCTTGCCAAGAACCTGGAAAACCTCCATTTGCAGGCATAGGCCAAGTTCTAGGTGCTTCAGGAATATTCACCCACATTCTGTCCCAAGTAAATGATGTAATTGGAACTGTACCTGTATTTGTAACCTTCCATTGGAAAGTAATTTGAGTTTGTGTTGGTGAAATTGTTGCAGTTGGTGTTGACGGGATAGTCAGAGCAACTGATAAGTCACCACCTGATACAACAGGTTGAGTAACATTGAAACTTGTTTGTCTTGTATTATCATTTGTATTAGTTTCAGATATAGTACCCATATAATTAACTCTACTTATAATATATCTGAGTCCTGTAATGTTACCAACATTATAAGTTATTGTCTCAACGTCAGTTGCAACTCCACCACCAAGATTGCCACTTGTTGTTCCTATAACAATATCATCAGAGTCACCCCAAGTTGTGTTGGTTGATAATCTGTGTTGAGTCATTACATTCACCGATGGATATGTAGGATTTTGTGTCGCGACATTTGCAGTAATTGTAATATTAGAACCTACTGTAACCGCCGCAGGACTTACAGTTAAAGTATTAATTACAAAGTTATGAATGAGCGTCGGAGGAGGTGGAGGAGGAATTACACCACCTGGGTTTGGTGTTAGATTAATCGCATCTTTTAAATTAATTCTTCCATAACCAAGTTCATTACTTCTTGTTGATAACGGCCAAGTAGGATTGTTAGAGTAAACATATCCACCTACTTTTTCAGCCGATTGAGCTAGTATCTGTAGTACTTGGTCGTCAGTAAGTTCCCAATTCTTGTAGAATACAAAAGCCGCAGCGGCTGCCGTAATAGGACAAGAGAATGAGGTTCCGTTTATAGAAGTGTAGTCACCTGCGTTATAACCCGCAGCTCCCAATCTATCAGTAGTTCTAATACCAACACCAGGTGCCGATATGTCACAAATTTGACCGAAGTTAGAGAAACTTGCTCTAACATCTGATTGTGATGTTGCCCCAATTCCCCATACAGCTGGGTAATTAGCCGGATATTGATTTGCAGTACCTGAAGCTCCATTTCCTGATGATGCTACTACCACCATACCTTTTCCACCTCTTGCGGTTGTTCTTGCCGCCTGAAACGAAGCGTCAAGAGCCGCAGAGTATGATGACCCACCATAAGACATTGCAATTGCAACACAAGTTGGATTAGCCATCGCAGCATTTACACCATTAATCTGAATTACGTCCGATGTTCGGAAACTACCTCCAGCAAAAACTTCGGACATAATGTTAACCGGCATTACCTTTACTTTGTTGTTACCAACACTACTAACACCAATACCATTATTTGTAACGGCCGCAATAGTTCCCGAACAAGTTGTTCCGTGTTTGTCCTCAGCGTTTACATAAGGAATATTTGTTGTGCTATTAACCGCATTGAATGGACTGTTTGTATTCCCAACGAGGTCAGGAATAGTTAAATCCAATCCTCCGTCGAACATTGCAACACTAACAAATGGATTGTTTGCCGGAACTAAGTCCCATGCTTCATCGGCATCAATATCTTTATCAGTAGACTGACGTAGATGCCAACAAGATGCAAATTCAGCGTCGTTTGGAAGATAGTCCAACTTCATTTCTCTTGTCTCATCCTTGTAAAGATTTTGTACGAAACTTAAACTTTTGTTTCGATTAATAAATTCGTCTTGGCTCGCACCATTCGGAATCAGGACAACATACCACCCAAGTTGGTCGAACTCGACAACAACTTTTGTATCACCTTGGTTAAAGTGATTTTTTGCTTGTAGTTCCATTCCTTTTTTTGGAACCACAATAATTTGTCTTTCAATATTCTTGGATAAGTCATATTGACCGTATCCGAGAATAAAGGATAGACAAAGTGTAAGTAATAAAACGATTTTTTTCATTTTTTTATTGGTTTAATTGTTTATTATCATTTGACCTTGTAATTGTTGTAGTCAGACGATTTCGGCTCTTCATTTTTGAAGAAATATTTTTCTTTTTTATTTCCGTAAGTTATAATTTTTGTAAAAGAATCGGGTATAGTTGCTCCCGTAGGTAAGATTTTTGAATTTTTACTATAATTCATCCTGATTTCAACTGAAACTGTGTTAGTTTTTGCGAGTTCTCTCTCGTAAGCCTCAAGAAGTCTCCATGTGCCTCGATTTAGTTTCTCGTGTTGTAGTGTACAATTAAGATATGAGAAACTTTGTTTTAAATTTTCTTTGTCACAATTAAAGTCAGCTGCCGGAGCCAAATGACCTTTATCGTATATATTATTTTCATAGTCTTCCTCAGTTGAGGTGACAATTCCCTTTACAGGATAAAAATCAAGACCTTTACGGGATATTGTACCGTCAGTACATAACACCCTATATTCAACCCATTTTGGTTGTTGTAACTTTTCAGAATATACTACATTAAAAATAGAAGTTGTTACATAAACCGAATCCCTAAGTTGTGCATTTGTTAGTAATGGTAGAAAAAACAATAAAAATAAAAACCTCATATGTAAAAAACATTTACATATAAATATCGTTGTTTAAGTTTGATGCCTGTCCTATCAAACTAATTTATGTCGAATCATAATGAGGTTTCGTCTACATATTAAAATAAGATTAGAGTGAAACAATTCTAATCAATAAGGTGAGATGGAAGACGATTAAGATACAAGTCTCACCTTTATAAAATAAAAAAGGTCAGATTTCTCTGACCTTTTTAATATTACTAAGATATTGATTATCTCAATTCTCTTAAATCAAATGTACGAACACCATCAATTGTAATTCTGCCATAGAAGCGGTTGTTGACCATCTTCTTCGCGTAACGTGTCATGATACCTTTGATTGGTGTGAAGTTGAATGGATTGTACATAGTTGGAGTTAATTGAAGTGGTACATACGGTGCGTAAATGTAACCAGTATCAAGTAACGATGTACCTTTGTGACCAATCAATATTTGGTTCGGTGGGAAGTATGGGTCACGATAAACCTGGTAACGACCAGCTAAAGTACCCACTCTTTCAATACCCATGTTGTATTGGTCTTGCTCAGGAGACGCATTTGAAACGTGGAAATATTCCAAGTCATCAAAGATTGCAGAAACCTCAGATGATACAACAATCCAGTTAGCACCACCACGAAGAGTTGACTTGTGGATTTGAGCTGACAATTGGTTGATTGCAGTAATCAATGTTTGGTTCCAATCTTTCTGAGTGTAAGAAGTAGTTTGAGAAATTCTTCTCCAACCGTTGTAGTCCCAACGTAAGTTCCAAGCGGCACCCTTACGAAGGTCACGAAGAATTTCACGGTCAATTTCCGCAGCTACTTGCTCTGACAATAAAGCCGTCAATTCAGCTTCAGCGTCAATGTTGTGGAATGCCGCAACGTCTTGAGCAAGTTCTGGAGACCACTGAGCTCTTAACTTTCTTTCAGTTACAGAAACAGTTACAGACTCAAGGTCGAAAGAAACTTCACCGATTTGGTCTTCGAATTCTAAGTTCTTATAACGTCTGAATACTGCACTTAAGTTAGTTAAACCTAAAGTATCAATAGTCGTACCTGTATAACCATCTAAAGTGGTACCTGAACAAGTTGCACAAACAGGACAAGAAAGGTCAACTTCCAAATAAATGTCACCTGTTGGGCTACAAATATCGTTGAATGAACCTCCGTTACCTTGTGCTGGCCATGGAACTGGAGTGCGAGTGTTTAATCCGCTAACGATACCTTGACCATATTGTTGAGTCACAACTCTAAACAATAATGAATTTGGGTCTCCAGCATCGTCAAATACTACTGAACAAGGACTTTCTGCGTCAACGAAATCATTTGTTGCAAATACTCTTAAATCAGACAAGAAAGTTTCTGAATCGTATTCATTACCATCAGGTCCAATTAATTTACCATTACCAACATTAGCAAAACCGCTAATTTTAACGATAACTTTTCTAACGTTCAAACCATCAAATTCGCCACCATAGTTAACCAATGAACCATTTGACCAAACTTGAACGTCACCGGGTACAGTAACTGCAGACCACTGTCCTTTTGAATAGTCAAACAAACCTGGAGGGTCTAATTGACCTTCATTACCTTCATAAAACAAATCATAAAGGTTCTTTTGGAATTGGTTACCAGTTGTATACCCTGATGTCGGTGAACCAGGATAAGCACCTGGTGACCCAACTGGACTCAAGTGACCACCTGAAGAACCATCGTAGTTATTTGATGGTAATTGTGGGTCAAAGTATGGATTACCCGCATTGTAAGCCTGAATCTTTGGTACGAAGTAGAACAACTTACCGATTGGTAAGTTCATAGCTTGTACTGATACGATTTCATTAGCAAGTAACTTAGAGAATACACGTCTAACGATTGGGAATACAACAGTTTCAAATGAACCTGAAGAACCGTCAGAAGTAGCTTCGTTAATCAAATGTGACGCTTGGTTTTCATATAACTGCGCTACATTTTCTTTTAGGTGGCCTTTAAGACCTTCAAGGAACCCTAATTTGTCCCATTTGTTGATAGTATCTTCTTTGATAACTTTAAGGTGCTTAAGACCGATGTTACCAACAAGACCTGATTCTAATAATGCTCCCATTTTTTTTGGTTTTTTATTAATTTTAAGTTTATTTTAATTTTGCCATTAAATCTTTCATTCTAAGGAATTGAGGATTTTCATAAGTTTTTGATTCAATTAAGTTAACCGCAGAACCTGTAGCCGGAACTGATTCAATTTTACGTTCGATTGACTCGTTCATTGGTTGACTTTGTACCGTTGAAAGCTCATCCTTGATTGATTTATACAAATTCTTCGATTCTTTAAGAGTTTCAACACCATCAAATCTTTTCAAGATGTTAATTTTTTCTTGTTTAGATGTTGAATGTTCAGTAAACAAACGTGTTGCGTATGCCAAGTTTGAATTGAATACCGCTACCTCGTTTAATTTATTTCTGAACACGTTAAGTGCCTTTCTATACTCTTCGTTTTTCTCTCTAAGAATTTGTAACTCGTTTGAATCCACACCTTCAAAAGTTAGGTTTCTATTAGGAGTAATCCCTTTTCTTAGACCACGACCTGATTTAGAACCATTACCATATGTACGTGCGGCTTCTTTTGTTTCCGTTTTCTTAGCGCCTTTTGGTTTAATTTTGAATTCGCCATCAAGAGTTTCCTTATCTTTGTATACATTAACTTTTTTAGCGTTACCTGTACCCATAGTTTTGTTAGCACTCTTTTTAACAACTTTAAACCCTTCACCTTGATTTGGATTTTTATTATATGAGAATTTTGGTTTACCCATGTTCTTACCTTTTGCTTTGAACGTCTTTTTAGACTCTTCTAAAGATTCATTGTATTCTTCCTCTTCTTCGTCTTCATCAGGCGTTTCAATTTCGTACACCATACCTTCAGTTTCCTCTTCCTCCTCTTCTTCATCGGAGTCGTCAGACATTTCGATTTCGTACATAATTTCGTCACCTTCTGAATATTCATCGCTAAATTCCATGTCTTCTTCAGAATCCATTTCTTCTTCGTCTGATTCTTCATCATCAAACATTTTAGAAACGATGTCTTCAATTGATTCGTCAGTAGAATATGATTTCTCCATTTCCATAGATTCTTCCATTTCTTCTGACTCATAGAATTCTTCTTCCATTTCTTCGTCAGATTCACCTACAATCATGTATTCATTTTCTTCATCTTTGATATTGATGTTTCCAGCATCGTCTTTTGTTACGATAATGTTATCATCAGGTCCCATAAGTTGAAATACACGAAGTACTTCTTCATCTGACTTGTCGGTAAGGTCGATAGGTTCTTCCATATCTTCCATTTCGTCATCAGTATCCATTTCCATACCCATGTCCATTTCATCAGAGTCCATTTCGTCGTCTGTTTCCATTTCAGGTCCTTCCATGTCTACATCAGTCATTTCAATCTCATCTTCTTCTTGTTCAGATAGAGATTCCTTTACTAGCTCTTTGATTTCTTCCTTCATAGTAGAAGCAAGTATTCCTTTTGCATTTTCAGCAACCGCTTCTTCCAAATTTCTCATTTGGATGATTGCCTCTTCAACAATTGATTTTTCTTTTGCCATTTTTGGTTTTAATTTTTTATATAAATATTATCGAGTTTTAAAAAATTTATTTATATTGACAAATCAAACCAAAATAAAATAAAAAAGGAGGTATAAAACCTCCTTTAATTTAATCATTGATATATAGATTATTCTATCACCTCATCTATTTTACTTTCAACAATTGCGGTTATTCTCCAATCTTCAGAATAATTTTCAAAAACTTTAGTCACTTTTGCTTCTACATCTGTTGGTGAATAACCTTTAACTAATTTTTCTTGTCTTAGTTTTTTAATTTTACCTGTCTCGGGGTCAGGCATGTCTGTTGTAATTTTTGCTACAAAATATTTTTCGTCCATTTTAATTATTTTTAGTACTTCAAATAATCGTTCAATTTTTTCATTAAGTCAAGCGATTTGTTTGAACTTTCACCTGAAACTCTTTGTGCTTTCATTTTGTTCTCCTCCTCCAAGTTTTCTTCAAAGTTAAATCTGTCATTTGGCTCCAAGAATAGATAAGCACCAGGTGTTGATGGTGACCATACAAGGTCAAAACAAATTAATTCAAAATCGTCCTGTACTTCGTTTTGTTCTCCAATTTTTTTAAGTGACCCCACACCACGAGATGAGATACCAAGTGTTACACCTTGTCTTAAAAGATTTGCCGCTTGGTCTCCTTTTGTAGAAACAATTCCTCTTTCATGAAAACCTGGCGAAGTGAGTAATTTTAATTTACCCATCAAAACAGGACCTTCCCACCATATATCGGTAATTGCATGAGAAACTCTATCTAAATCGACAAGTGATGACTCAGGGTGATTTAATTCAGACAAAGCAATACCTTTACCAATCATTTTTTTATAATTGTCGGCTTCTCTTTTTAATACTTTTTCAGGATATATTCTACCGTTTCTATTTGGAGTATTGTATTTTTGTAGTACCGCATAAAACTCAAATGGTTTTGAGTGGTCCAACATTCCTTTAGACTCACGGATTAAATTGGCGTTACGTTGTTCCGTAGGTGAAATATAACCCGCATCGTGTTCAACAAGTAATCCCTTACCTATTTGACCGGGTTGTATAATTTGATGATTCATCTTTAATTTTCTTTATAAATATTAAAGATTGTCGGTTTCTATTTTCTCTACCTTAGTTTTTTTGGTTTTTGTAAGTTGGAACTTGAAGTATTCGTTGTTTGTGAAGTTTTCCTGAAATAATTGTTTGCATATTTTTTTAAGTGACTCTTTGAGTCGTCTTGATTTAAAATCACCCTCATCTCCTGTCAAATAAAAATTTATTTCCAAATTTAAAAATGACTTTTTACCTTTTTGTAATCCGCTTGAACGTAAATCTAAATCAACAATAAATTTATTATCAAATAATGTTTTGTCTAAAGAATCTAAGACCGAATGTTTTATAAACCGACTTAAGTTTAAAACTATTCTATTCCAATTTTCAGAATTTATCTTGGGTTCGACCCATGTTTGAATGTTTAAATACAATGACTTGAAATTAACTGAATCTACCGTGCCATAAACTACTTTGGCCGTTTTAAACCCCTGAATCTGTGAGGTCTTTCCTTTTTTCATCAACTTTCCATATTATACAAGTTTATTTTTAAAAAAAATAAGTATATTTGTACCGATAGTCAAAAAAAAACTTATTTTAAAGATATTTGTAATATATGTTAATCGTTAAATTAGATAAAAATATTAATATTGAGAAGGCACTTAAAATTCTTAAGAGCAAAGTTATTAAAACAAAACAAACCTCTGAGTTGGTTAATAGAAAAGAATATACCAAAAAATCTATTAGAAAAAGAGATATTCTTAAAAAAGCCAAATACGTTCAAAAAAGAAAAGACTCTGAGGATTAAAGACTTTCGTTCAAGTTCTTTAATCTGAAGTATGACAATTTATTATACGTCTCAGAATCAACTTTTGTTATTGTTTCTTCAACTCTGTCTAAAGTGTCATTATCTTGTGTGCCTTCCTTCAAAGAAGTTAATTTTGTTTTAACCTCATTTTTAATTGACTCAAACTGAGGTTCCAATTCAGAGTCTTCGGTCTTTAAAAATTTAATTAAATCTTGTCTGTCAGACTCATTTAAATTTTCAACGTAATTTGAGAAAGTTTTATTTGCAATATTAATCATAGTTGAAATCGGCAAATTAACTGTTTCTGTTTTTTTGGTTTCAGTAGACTTAATTAAGTTTTCAGAAATAACCTTTTTACTTTTTAAACGAGACTCAATTGTTAAAACGTCAGTTGAAAACAAATTATCAATGTTCTCGTACTTATTATCACATTTAACATCAGAAACCCATTTCTTTAGATTGTTGATTGTTGATTCATCAATTTTATTTACGGTGTTCTCATAAATTGTAACACATTCATAGATGTAATCATTAACCAAAGATTCGTTTAAACCTTTATTTGAACTCATTTCATCGTATAGATAAAACAACTTACTAATATTCTTATTACCCAAAACTAAAGACTTAAAATTCCTCATTTCAGATTTAAAAGTATTCTTAGAATAAGATTCAAGTAATTTTTCTTCAATCTTTGATTTAATATTTCCGAACTTAATCATTTTCTTTTTTTATTATAAATATCAATCTCTCAGAAGTTTTTCTAGTTGAGACTCCATTTGACCTAATGAATTTTTAGCTTTAGATAAATCGATATAAGAATCCTCTTCAAATAATGAGTCCGATTCTAATAAAATATTTAAATTATCTCTATTAAACGATTCAGGAGTTATTCCACCCTCTTCACCACCTGGTGGAGGTGGTGGAGGAGGTAATTCAGCTCCTCCAGGTTCAGGACCCAAACCTCCCATTTCACCTCCCATATCACCTCCTGGAGGTGGTGGAGGAGTTGCAGCGGATGAAGCGGTTGCTCCTGAACCAGGTCCTCCATATAATTTATCCACATTATCAAATATACCTGTGTGAGCAATAATTGTGGCGGTGTTTGTTAACTCAGCTCCAACGGCCTTTTCAATACGTTGTTGTTGTAAATCAAGTTTAATTTCTTCATCACTGAATCCAAGAATATGTTTTTTAGCCCAAGACACAGACACTGGAGCAATACCTTCAATAGCCCCAACCGCATCTTTGTATAATAACATCTTTTCTTTCCAAACATCGATTTTAAGTAAGTCAGCTTGGGTCGATGGGTTAGTTAATCCTAAAGTAAAATTAGTTAACTCATCCTCAAAACCTAATAAGAAAAGGTGAATAATAGCAATTTTGTTCAATTCGGCAATCATACACTTTTGGATTCTGTTTATTGTACGAGCAAAACGAATATCTTGTAAAGATAAATTTTTACCTTCCCCTACAACTTCCTCAAAGCCTAAAAACGCTTTTGGAACACGAAGTGCAGTTAAAAGTTTCTTTTGGATATATTCAATGTCAGCTATTTCCGATAAGTTTTTAGCCCCGTCTAATGTTTCAATTGGTGACGCTTGAGCCGGGTCACGAACAGGAATAAAGTAATCTTGGTCAACCGCCATTTGATTGAATCTCAAATCGACATTACCTGTTTGGCTGTCAACAACCTGACTACGTTTAAATTTATTTGCAACACGTTGTACATACGCCTCAACATCTTTATCGTCCATATTACCAACAAACACTTTAAACACACGTCTTTCAGGTGCTCTTGATGTTCTATATATCAACATCGCATCCTCTGATAACAATAATTGTTTCCAAATACGACGAGCTTTTTCCAACATAGAAGTACCGTAAGGAAGTTTTCTATCATCACCCATTAATCTAAAGTGAGCAATCTCCCATGAATTGAATTCCATGTCTTTTGCCTTCCACTTAAATCTTAAACCTCTATTTTCTTTTGGTTCCTCTACGTTTTGAGATTTTGCCGGCATACCTCGTTCCAAACGTTCAATCTCAATGTTTGGGAGTTGCATACAACCGACAACACCCTTGTCCGAATCCAATTTTAAATAAACAAAATTATCACCATACTTACAAGTGTTTCTTGTCCACATTGGTAAGTTAGTATTTACGTCTAATGCGTTATTGAACAAATCCGCAAGTATTCCTTTTATTCTTTTTGACTCAGAATAAATCTGTAACATATAACCATATTGGTCAACAGTAGTTGATTCTTCCCCATAAATGTCCAAAGCTGCCGATATCTCAGGAGTATATTCCATAGATTCGTAATCGTAAAATGAAGCCAATCTTGTTGGTTCATAATATACCGCTTGAGTATAAAGATTACTTTCAATTTTTGTCCATTGGTTGGCAAGGTAGTATGTTTGTTGAGCTTGTAATAACTCTTTTTCATATTCCTGCTTGGACGTAGTTTTTAATAATTCTTCTTTATCAAACTTATAGGTTGGATAGTCTTGGTTTAATAGTGCGTTTGGTCCAAACGCTCTTGTGAGTCTTTGCCAAACCGTAAATTGTTTATTATTTTCCATTAAGATAATTTAATCACTTTATCAATAATATAAATATTACCTACCTCCGAATAACCAATTATATTTCATATAATCGTCTCTGGTGACATTCTGTTGACCATATTGATTGATTTTTTCATTGATATTTGGTAATACCGGATTAAACGCAAGTTGGTTAGTTACATTATCATTATTACTTACAGACCACGAATCAATCATGGCCTTTGTTTGTTCTGTAACTTTGGTTAATTGACTGAAAGATGACTCAGCAACATATGTTGCCATGGCGATTGACATAATTAAGTCATCGTGATGACCCTTTTGGTGGTCAGGTCTTCCGTTAATGTAAACAAATGTATTCATCTCATTAAACAAACGACTACTATAAATTTTAAAATCATGTCTCATGACTTCCTCAAACGAGGCTATGATTTGAACTCTTTTGTTATTAAAATTAATACCCGGTATTTTTTCAGCGGCCTTTGGGTCCCACTTCCATTTGTTTGCAACATCAACACCATCAACATATAGATTTTTAAATCCAATCTCTTGCATTTTTCTTGCTGTTGATACCCCCATTCCTCCGGTTATATCTATTACGACAAAACAAGAATACATATTGGCCCATTTATAACAAATCTCAGCCATTGTATCAGGAGGTAACTTACCAACGTACTCGGCAACTTGTTCTCTCTCATCAAAATCTATAATTTGAAATGAACTAAAGTCTTCACTATCTCCTCTACTAACGTCAACCCCCATAACATATTTGTGACCAACAACTGGTTCTTTCCAAATCCAAAGAGCGTTACCCATCATCTTATTTTGAGGTTCTCTTATATAATTTTCTCTAACTCTTTGTAACAAATTAGAATCAAATACGTTATCACCCGAACCCAAAAAGTTACATTCTAACTCTTGAGATACTTTACGTTTATCGTATTTAAGTTTCTTAACCATACCCTCAAACCAAGCCGAACAAGGTTTATAACCTGTATCCATAATAAGTTTAAGTTCTTCGTAGTTTCTATCGTCAAAGGGTATACTCTCCCAACTTATAACATCGTCCTTACTATACTCTTCTTTGTTTAGTAAGTAATGAATAATATCTTTAGTTTTAACCAAATATAAATCTCTGGTATATCTTGGGTCTCTAAACCAATACATCTCAGAAATTTTGAAATCATTCATATTTCTTAATGCTTGGTCATAAATCTCATAATAGATTGGGTCATATCCATTAGGTGTTGAAACTACAATTACTTTACCACCCGTAGATAGGGACGCCATACAAGCCGCCCAAAAATCAGAATCTGCGTCGATAAACGCGGCCTCGTCAAATATAAGTATCGTTGGGGTGAATCCACGAAGTGCATCCTTTGATGTCGCAACCGCCTTTACTTCACATCCATTATTTAATTTATAGTGTTTTTGAGAGTCTTTCTCGACGGAAAATCCAACACCAACCCACTCAGGCCATTGTGTTATAAACGCTCTTATTTTATTTGCCATTTCTTGAGATGTGTCAAGTTTGTTGGCGATAATTAGAATTTTTTCAGGTTTGTTTTTCTTTGCGAAGGCTAACTTTTTTGATACCCAAGCAGCGGTAACCGTAGAAACTCCTGCCTGTCTATATTTTAATGCAATATTTTCGTTAAAGTTTTCATAGTCATCAAGTAACGAAATTTGGTCAGGAAATAGTTCTAATGGAACATACTTCGAAACGGTATTGTCATAAGTTTGTAAATAGGTACGTAGTGCGTATGGAGTATCCTTCATGCACTTTACGTACTCAAGCATTAATTGTTCTTTTGTCATAAGACTATATTTGTATATAAATATTAAACCCCCAACTAAGTGGGGGTTTTTATTATAGACCTAAACTTGAAAGGTCAACATCGTCGATATCATCGTCTTCCCATTTGGAAGACTCTTGTTCATATTCTTGTTTCTTTAAATCTGAAACAATCTCATCAACCATTCTTTGCATGGCCTTTGCTCCTGATGGGTCTCCGTTTAACACCGCTTTAGCGAATTTGAAGAAATCCTCGGCCGGTAATTTAGAAAATCTCATGAACAAATAATGTTGAATATGTTTCTTATCTTCATCAAATAACTCAATTGGGTATGCTTCAGTGAATTTTTCCCAAAATATTGGACCTAATCTCATGTCCCATATTTCTGCGGGTAGAGTATCCTCAGACCCCATAACCATTTCGGCCTGACGTGGGTCATCTGGAAGTCCGTGAGTACCAAATATTTCATAAATACCCTTAATCAATTCGTGGATAAGAAGTGGGAATGTTGCGGCTCTTGCTTTTACAGTTGGTGGGTCGGTTTCAGGGTCAACACTTGTTTGTCCCATTTGACCTCCGCCACTTGCTGCCATACCTTCCATATCAGGCATTACCCAATAAAGGTGGTCCATAAGTGATTGGTTAACACCGTATAGATTTACCAAATTAGGGTCAAGACGGTTTAGTTCATCTCTAACTAACTCAAACATATAGTGTCCTTTTTTAGACGCCCCTTGTATGAGTGAATTAATAAATCTTCTTTTTGATTTTTCTAAATTGAATTTCTCAAACTCATCAGCAAAATCCTCAAGTTCTTCTTTATGTTTAAAGGCCTGTTTAACTTCCTCTTTACTTGGTTTCTGAGGCGTGGACCTCATTCCTTCTGCAGATGACATCGGTCCTTGGACCAATTTTGCATCAAACTGCATTGCCCCGTCAGGAATTCCCATTTCTTTTTTAACCAAATCAACCGCCAATCTTTCGAGGTATTCTTTATTTTGAAATTCAATTCTCATTACTTGTTGTAACGACTGCATTGCCATTCCCATAAGTTGCATGAGGGGATTACCTCCCTGTAAAGGTGCGGTAGTACCCAAATATCGTCTTACAGTGTCAACAGAATCTTTGAATCTTTTTGACGAAACTAACTCAACAAAGTCTCGGTCACCCTTTGGTAATGCCGGATTTTCAGAATATGGAGTTTCTTTACTAGTTATTTTTCTCTCGATGTCACGACCCATCCTTTCAGGACCTTCGTAATCAATCGGAGCCTCGTTCAATTTTGATTTAAGGTTTTTCAATGTTTGTTTTTCTTTTGTCGTTAGACCCTCAGAAACCAATTTTTTTTCTAAATTGTTCCTTTCTGTAATAACTTTTTTCATATTAGGATTGAAACTCATTTTATTTCAAATTAATACCAATGGACCCAAATGTTAACCATTGTGGAACATCCTCGGCCTTTGGAGCTGGTTTATGTTTTGGTTGATATGGAGTTTGTGGTTTTGGTCTTTCAGGTTTAACGTCAGGTTTGACAGGGGTTTCTACTTCTCTCTCACCGGCCTTTGGAGCTGGTTTATGTTTTGGTTGATATGGGGTTTGAGGCTTTGGTCTTTCAGGTTTAACATCCGGTTTAACAGGGGTCTCAACTTCTTTTCCGGCCTCATTAATCATATTTACTAAATCTTTTTTGCTCATCTTAGGTGGTAAATGTTTTTCTACTAAATTACTAATTTTCTTTTCTAAAACACTTTCGCCAAATTTAACATCAGGTTTCATATTATACGCAGCTTTTTCTAAATTATTTGCTAACACTGATGATAATTTTTTTGTGTAATCACCCATTCCAAATTCTTCTTTTGTTTCTTTTTTCTTTTTTTCAGGTAATTTACTAAAATTTTTAGTAGAATCAGAAAATTCTTTTGCCATCTTACACCACTTTTTCTGTTCTTTTGTTTTACCATCACCACACTTGTACCAAAAATATTTTTGTTGTTTTTTTGATTCAAATTTTTCTCCTAAATCTTGAGCACCAAATGTAACCGCAATTTCAGGGTCATTCATTGCTAATAAAATATCACCATCATTAGATTCTTGTTCATTGGTTTCTTTAGATTGTAAAGCCAATGCAATGTCAGTATCATCATCCTCATTCATTTCGCTCTCAGCTTTAATTGCCATACCTGCGGAAGTTGGAGTCATAGTGACAGGTTTTCCCCCGATTGTAGTTGTTCCTCCTTTGGGTCCAACAATTTGAACCGTGGTTGCACTTGTTGTTATTTGTTCCTTATTTTCTTTTTTTGACTCTTCAAGTCTCTGATGTAAAGAATCAATTTGTCTCTCATTAAGATTAGAAAGCAAAGAATTACTAAACCCGTGATTTAATAACTCCATTATTTTTTTATTGGCTTTCATAGAATATTTTTTTTTCAAATTCTAATACGATGTCTCTTTCGTATAGTTTATTTTTTACAGTTTCTTCAGGTTCACCGAATCTAAAAACCAAACGCTTGTTTCTGTCAAAATCAATCGTTTCACTTTCATTTTCCCAACACAAAGCTATCACACCATCAACCGCATCAACCATTGAAAAATAATCAGAGTTTTGAATCACAGACATTGTTATTATGTCGTTTTTCAAAACTCCAACCTTTTTTATATGTTCTAAGTCAGGTGGGAGGGGGTATCCGTTTGATGGTTTTGATTCCCATGAATCCCCCCACACACCTTCCAAATCGTCAGAAAAAATAAACTCGTATATGTTATCTCCCTTATAATTTGGTCCTAATTCATTTACAAATATCAAATAGCTCATATAACATCACCCTTTGGAGTAATCTTAATTTTAGACTCATTTACTTGGAAAACCAAATTTTTGTTCTTTGTTTTTCCTAACAATTTAGCATCAGGGTATTGGCTAATAAGTTTCTTTGATTTCAAATACTGAGTTTCACTTTCAGAAACATATTGAACTCTCTTAACTAATTTTTTACGTTCAACTTCTTCTGAAACCACTTTTGGTTTTTTATTTTGTATTTCTCTTTTTTCCGCTTCATCAATTTGGAAGTATTTGGTTAAAATTTTGTCAATTTTAGATTCAGAGAAAATACCCTCAATCATTTCTTCCATTTTGTATGCACGGTCATCACTGATTCTTCTATCTTTAATTTTCCTATGTCTTGGTTCAGAAGGATAATCAAAATCATCAGACTCTTCATCATCAAACATTGAACTAATATCATCCATTGACATTCCCATATCTCCCTCAGCCATTTCACCTTCAGGTGCTGGTGGCATAGGTTCTTCCGAAGTGTCAGGTTCCATACCCATGTCTTCACCACCCATATCAGGTTCCATACCCATATCTTCACCACCTTCAAACTTGGACATAATTTCTTCCTTGTCTTCGGGAGCTAAACCGTTTAAATCTAAAGCCGAAAGAATCGAATTTATAACATATTTTGTGTCATCAGATGTCATTTTTGTTTCTTCATCAGCATTCAGTGTTCTTAATTTTTGACCTAATTTTCCTGTCAATTTTTGAATTACTTTAAAAGTAACAACTTCATCATCAGGAGCCTCATCCGCCATGTCATCCATAGGGGGCATTTCCGCTTCAGGCTCAGCTGATGGTACAGGAATGTCCGCCTCGGGTGCGGGTGCAGGTGCCGGAGCAGGTGCGGGAGCTGGTGCTGGTGCGGCCTGTTCGTTGGTATTCAATTTCAAATAATATTTCTTTTCAGATTCTTCACTCTCAGTAAACAAAGAAATATTTTTGTCTTGACCTTCATTGATATTAACTTCTTTAGCAATTAAATTAAGTCTTTTAAAGGCCGCAGAATATGAAGAATAATATTTTCTATTTTTCATTGGTTCAAGATAATCAATTGACTCATTAAGTCCTTTTTTAATTACATAACCATTCTTTTCTTTAACTATTTGGTAATTAATACCATCAGCTAAAGTGATTTTATATTCATTTGATGAATCTTCATTTATTGGTTGTGGGATATGTTCGTTATAACGAGCAATCTCCATAATACGGTTAATTTTATCCATACCATCTAATTTTTCACTACCAATTGGTCTTAAGTTTCCCATTTTTTTTTCTTTTTAAAAAATTAATTTTTTTATATAAATATACGGCGAAATATAAATATTTCATTTTAAATTACGCAGCATTAATTCCAAGAACGTCATCTATCTTTCTTCCGCTCTTAGCAATCAAACTATTACCACTATCAACTCTACTTCTTATTGCCTTTTTGGACAATACATCAGTATTAAGTTCCCCATTTTCAACCGCTTTATTAATAACTTTAGCAAATTTTCTAAACCATCCTGGTCCGTTCCAAACCGCATAAGCAAAATGGAAGGTCAATCTTGAATCACTATCAACTAATTTCTTTGCCGTTGGAGACAAGTATCTATTTTTAAATTCGTTATAAAAAGGTTGAATAATATCAACAACTAAATCTGTGAGTTCTCCTTCAAGTTGTCCTCCTCTGTAGTTATATTTCCAAACCTGTTGACTTTTATTTTTGTCTATAATACCCCAAAACTTAATACCTGCAGGACTTGTATTATAGTTACCTCCATGTCTTCTATCAATTCCAAACATAGTCTCACCTGACCTACCCATTCCTTTTGTATTGTGCCATTTTGGATTGTAATAACCTCCTTCCAAATTATTAATGACACTTCTTGTGATTTGTCTAAAATCAACTGAACCTGATGGTGATATAATTTTCGGTTCTTTTTTAACGATTAATTCAGTTTCTTTTGATTTTATTGGTTCTAAAGTTTTAACAGGTCTTCTTTTAAAAATAACTTCTGACATTTTTTTGAAGTCTTTAGAATCAACTTTACCATCGACAGTTAACCCATTTTCAGATTCGAAGGACTCAACTGCGGTTTGTGTTTCTTTTCCAAATTTACCATCAACACCAAATTTAGGTAAAGGATAACCCATAAGTGTCAAAGCTGTTTGTAAAATTTCAGTATTTGGATTAAAGATTTTTTGACCTTTAGGTTTTGGTTCATTGATTAATGTCAGATTTTTATTTGATAATTCGGTTAAACTATCGACAATATTTGAGTATTCATCACTTTCAGCCTGCTCCTTGAGTGATAATTGTTTATCAATGTGCTTGTCTTCAAAATTAAAAAGTTTTTCAATATACCCGTTTCTTCTAAGAACTTTAAATACCAAATTTTCATCTGAATATTCTCCATCTTTTTCAAGACCACAAGTACGATATTTTTTTAACTTATCTTTGTATTTTTTAATTATTTTCTTAGCACTTTCAATTGGTTCATCTGAAGCATTTTCTATAACACTATCAATAATGTCCATCCATTGTTGAGACTTGGTTTTGATTAATTCCTTATCAATTTTGACAGTTTCTTTTTCAGGTTTGTTACTCCATTCATCAAATAACACAGAATAAACACCACTACTAAAATGAATTTCGGTTTCGTTTTGGACGTATAATTCAACGTCATAACCAAAAATCTTTATATTGTGTTTGTCGTTATATAAAGTTTTTTTGAGTTTGAATAACTCTTCGTATAGTGGTAATTGTTCTTCTGAAAACTGAGAAAAATTCGCAACAATATGTAAATCAATGTCTGAAAATTTTGACCAATTGTAGTTGGCAAGTGAACCTGTCATTATTACATCAGTAACAATAACGTCAACACCCAAAAATTCTATAAAATCATTGGTTATCTCCAATAGTCTCTCACGGACCTTTGGATTCATTTTTTGTCCGTCTTTGGACCAAATTTTTGGGTTCAGTTCATCTTGTAGATGAAAACTCGAAAGAATATCTTTTAAACTACTCATCAGAGATAAATATTTGAGTAGTGTTAATTGTTAAACTTTTCTATATTTATAAGTCTTTGAAATTTTTGTATTGAAAAATTTACCTTGAGACTCTGACATTCTAAATTGAGTATATAGTTGGTGGGGGACCTCACTATACTCATATTTTGCACCATTATTAAATTCAACCAACATTTTTTTGGTCTCAGTATCATATTCAGTTTTTTTCAAATTACTTGACTGAATTTCATTAATAATTTTTGTTCCAACAATTTCTTCTTTGATTATTCCCATAACTTTTTTTTTTAAAAATAATTGTTATTATTAAAAAAAAAACAGTTATGACTGAACCAATGGATAATGACGGAAAAAGCAAAAGCAAACCAAAAGGAGATTCGTCAACTCCAGTCCTTGATAATTTTAGTAGAGATTTGATAAAGTTGGCTGAAGAAGGTAAACTTGACCCTGTTATAGGTAGAGAAAGAGAAATAACAAGAATTGCCCAAATTTTATCTAGAAGAAAGAAAAATAACCCAATTATTATTGGCGAACCTGGTTGTGGTAAAACCGCAATTGTTGAGGGTCTTGCCATTAAAATTTTTGAGGGAGATTGTCCAAGAAATTTGATGGACAAAAGAATTGTGTCTTTAGACATGACATCAATTGTTGCCGGTACAAAATACCGTGGTCAATTTGAAGAGAGAATGAAAGTTATTATTGAAGAACTACAATCCTCTCCAAACATTATTGTCTTTATCGATGAGATTCATACAATAGTTGGGGCCGGAAATTCATCGGGTTCTTTGGATGCGTCCAATATCTTTAAGCCAGCACTTGCTAGAGGAGAAATTCAATGTGTTGGAGCAACAACATTGGATGAATATAGAAAGAATTTTGAAAAGGATGGTGCCCTCGAACGAAGATTCCAAAAAGTTGTTGTTGATTCGGCAACAAAAAAAGAAACATTTTTGATTCTTAAGAATGCTAAGGATAAGTATGAAACTTACCATAAAGTGAAATACTCTGATGAAATTCTTAATCTTTGTGTTGATTTGGCAGAACGATATATAACCGACCGTGAGTTTCCTGATAAAGCTTTCGACATTATTGATGAAGTAGGAGCTCGTAGTCAAGTTGAGATTAAGGTTCCTGAAATTATCGACCAATTGAAACAACAAGCAACCGATATTAAACAACAAAAAATTGAGGTTGTTAAAAAACAGAACTATGAAGAGGCTGCAAACTTACGAGATAAGGAAAAGAAAATTATTAGTAAGTTGGAAGATGAGAAAAAGAAATTCGAGGAAGAATTAATCTCACAGAAAAGAGAAATCACAACAGAATTGGTTTATGAAACCGTTTCTAACATGACCAAAATTCCAATTTCTAAATTAGATTCTGACGAAACTAAGTTGTTAACTAAACTTGAGGAAAATTTATCCGGTAGGGTTATCGGTCAGGCACCGGCTGTTGCAAAAATTGCAAAATCTATCAGAAGAAATAGATTGGGTATCAAGGACCCAAACAAACCAATTGGTTCATTTATATTCTTAGGTTCAACAGGCATCGGAAAAACATTACTAGCCAAAGAACTTGCAAAACAAATTTTTGGTAGTGAGGATAACCTTATCAGAATTGATATGTCAGAGTTTCAAGAAAAACATACAATATCTCGTTTGATTGGAGCTCCTCCAGGATATGTTGGGTATGATGAAGGTGGTCAGTTGACAGAACAAGTTAAAAACAAACCATATTCTGTGATTCTATTTGATGAAATTGAAAAGGCAAACAAAGACATTTTCTCAACTCTATTACAGGTATTGGATGACGGTCACGTTACAGATGGTTTGGGTCGTAAAATTAATTTCAAAAATTGTGTGATTATTATGACATCGAATATTGGGGCGAAAAAATTACAAGATTTTGGCGCTGGTATCGGATTTAAGAGTGTTAACACTTACGTTGAGGAGGAGTATAAAAGAGACGTTTTGAAAAAAGAACTTCAGAAGTTTTTTGCTCCAGAATTCTTAAACCGTATTGATGAAGTTATTGTCTTCAATAGTTTGAAAAAAGAAGATATTCAACAAATTGTTAAACTTGAGCTTGATAAACTTTGTAATAGATTAGTTGGTCTGAAATACAACATCACATATGAACAGAGTGTAACCGATTTAATTTCTGAGGTTGGTTTCGATGAACAATTCGGGGCTCGTCCTTTAAAGAGAGCAATCCAAGACAAGATTGAGGACTATATTTCTGAAGAAGTATTAAAAGGTAACATTGTAGAAAATGGTGATTACCAATTGTATGTAGAAACCAAAGAAATTAAAATTAAACAGGTTACCACAATAAGTCCTGTGAAAAAGACAAGAAAGAAAAAAGGGGAGTAAAATCCCCTTTTTTTTATTTTAGTGTTTGTGAAGTTAATTTTTCGATTTTGTCAATCGCATTTGCATATGACGTAAAATAATTTACCGCATCGTCTATTTCATTTTCTAAGTCGAACTTACTTTGTGCGGGCATTTTCGAGGCCTGAACCTTACCTTTTAAATCGGAAAGTTGGGTCATTATTCTTGTATTCGGCTCGTCTAATTTTTTTAGTTTACGAGTAAGATTTCTTAAATTACTTGTGTATTTGTAGTAATCATAACCATATCCTCTCCATACACCTTTCAATCCTTGATACACGTCACTTATACCTTCTTGAGTTTCTTGTTCTTCAATAACTCTCTTAACTATTTTTTCTAAATCGGATTCTGTTAATCTTATAACTTTTCCCATGATATTTTTTTTTATAAATATCTTAAAAAAGTAAAAACTGAGAATCTTTACGAGGGGTCAAATAATATTTTTTGTAACCCAATTCCTCAATCATTTTTTTACCAGTCTCAATCCCATTAAAGGTATCCTCAATTACAACATATTCTTCGGGAGTATGATAATTGTAATACCCAATTGAAATGTTTATACAAGAGAAGTCAAATTTATTCTTTAATGCATAAACATCAGTATAAGGATGTGACCCATACTTTTGTCGTCCTTGGAAAGATTCATTTAGAACATTATCACATGTTTTAAAGAATTCGTCAGATTTTTCAAACAATTTAACACCCATGCAATATTCAGAAACCATCCAATTAAACGGAGCATCGAACTGAATCACATAACCAACATCATAAAAGAAATTTGGGTCGGCCTTTCGTGACCCATGACAACCTGTTTCTTCTGAGACAAAAAACGCGGCTTTCAAAACCGGTAGTTCTTTAAGAAGTTCCAAACAAGCAAACACACCACATTTGTTATCACCACCAATGCCGGTTGGTCTACCAAAATCATTGTAGGCTTTGAGTGATTGTTTTAATTCTCCTTGAAAGTTTTCCAGTTCCTCTTCTCTAATGTTAATAACATCGATATCATGTACGGTATCGGTGTGAGCGACAACACATGGGTAAAATGAGTTTTCACTTATTTCACCCTTTGTTGCATAAACATTCCAATGTTCATCAACAGAATATTCAATGTTATTTTTGGTTAACCAATCAATCAAAAACTCAATCATCAAATCTTCTTGATAAGTTTTTGTTGGTACGGATAAAACAGATTTAAGTAAATTTAGGTCTCTTTGCATATTGACAAAGATAGGTCAAGTTTGTGAATAAATAAAATTAATTTAAAATAATTCAGGGTGATACAAAAAGTTATAGAAATCATCAACTTCTACATACATTTTTTCGACACCGTAATAATTGTTTTTGTCAGGTTTATGTAAGATTTTAATTTTTCCATCTTCAAACCCTTCAATTCTGAATATTTTATTTTCGTTTTTCTTTCCAAAAGTTTTTTGTACTGGGAAATTATTCCACTGACCCGAACTGTAATTAAGTTTATCTAATAATTTGTAGAATTTTTGCATTTTTTCAAGTTCTTCAGGGTCAATATCTTCAACTAACCTATTATATAACCTATCCAAAATTCTGTTAACCTCTCTATTGAACCCATCTCCATCCCAATTCTCGTTGCTCCAATAATTGTAATAATCCTCATATAAATTTTCGTCAAACTCTAAATTATTTTGTCCAACGAAATTCTTAAACATGTCAATCAAACTATCCTCGTGAGGAGTTTTGGTTTTGTCCCAAAAATAAATTAAACTACTTACAGTTGTAAGGTATACTTCTTTACACTCTTTTTCAATAATTCCAAAATTATCAAATTTACCACATAAATTTTTATTGACATATTCTAAACAACCCGCCTTTAACGTTTCGTCATAATAATCAGCATAATAACCTCCAATTTCACTAGCCTCATTACTAAAATTCTGATAGAAAAATTCACCAACACCTTCATTATAACCAATTTGGAAATTAGCCAAAGGAGGATTAACCAATTTTATAATATTTTTAAATAAAGTTAAATTTTCTTCATTAAAATAATGAATCGGATAACCACCTCTCATCTCATCATCACCCCAATAACTGTCAACAAATAAGTTACCCGAATATCTACTCTCACAAGCGGCGATTATTGAAGCATTATTATTGTAATTGTCTTTGTCATCTATGAATATATTCATATATTCTTCCTCAGTAAATCTTAATTCAACCAAAGACTTTCCTCTATTTTTTTCATTTACTCTTGTAACCTTTACAATTCTATCATCATCGGCCTCTTTAACAAATATAGGGTTTAAATTTGAATCACGAAATTGTAAAAGCGATTTATATAGTTCCATTAAAAAACTTTTTATATAAATACTTGGAATACCGATAAACTATTTATATCTTTGTATCACGTTATTTGATATATGGGGGTAACTTGGAATTGACTAGCATGGTTGATTACTCGGAGCATGTCGAGGCTGAACTAACCTTGTAAAACTGGTTCACACGATAAACGGCAACGTTATCAACAAACTCTCTGCAGTTGGTCTTATCCGTACTGAGGAGAACATTTCAGTAGCCTAATCTAGGATTAGCCTACAAAACGGGTCGGTAAGCATACAACCTTGGAACAGAAGCTCGTACTGTGGTGTGGTTTCTACCCGAAAAGAAGCACAACTCGTTTGTGGTTTTGAGAGCTCAAAAACCAATATTTCGGAACATTGAGAAGCGATGTTGACCTAAACATGTAGGGCTTAGTAGTTAAAATGAGTAGGAAGGGGTTCGACTCCCCATACCTCCACCGTAAACAAAAATCCCCTCCGAAGAGGGGATTTTTAATTTAATTTTATTAATTATACTTTCTGTTTACAAAGATTAATAATTTCTCTAATCAAAGGAATTAATTTATCAGTTGGAAAGGATGTGTATGGGTTCAAATATAACCCACTATGGGTACCCATTTTTTTAACCGGAAAACCATATTTCTGAGTAAGGTCAAAAACTAATTTACCCTTTTGAGGGTCGTCACTTTGGAAACTGAATGTTCCTACTTTTGATATTGACATTCCCCAATCATTTCCTGGCCCTGAGTGTGAACCCCAATTTAAACTATGGTCCCCGTCTTTCATTTTGATTTGTTTAGGACTTGTAGTCACTAAAGAAGAAACAATTTTAGACCAATTTTCATCCATTGATTGTTCTTCTTCATTTATCAATGGTTTAGCGTCACCCATTGTTGATTCCATCAAATTATAAAATCTTTTTTTGTATTGTTCTATATTGTTCATTGTACTATTTTTTTATATAAATATATGAAAAATAAAAAAGGTGGGTTTCCCCACCTGTGATTTGTTGCAACTGAAGGATTCGAACCTCCGACCTTCAGGTTATGAGCCTGACGAGCTGGCCTCTGCTCTAAGTTGCGATGTAATAGTTGAACTAAGCCTGAGATTACAGCTTTGAGTGAGAACCTTTTGAAGGATTATTGTTTCCCTTCTTATCCACTTCCTTTTGAGAAGTATTTCTCAGTCACGGTCTTTTAGGTTTACCACTCCTTGAGGTTTAAGTTACTCTCTTATTACTTAACTCTTTCCGAGGTTGCCACCCCAGTTCATCCTTGCGGGATTAAAGGTTTTTCGTAAAACTACAGTTAGACTTGGGGTCTTTCTGTGCCACGGACAACCCGTGACTGTGTAGTGACCTTTCACTCAAACCTGATGGACACTTTTCCTTTAATTATTGTTCATAATTTTAGATTTGTGTCGTGGATGTGTCAGAGTAGTGGTCCACCGTAAGCTCCGTCTCCTTTTGGGTGACGAAATACTAAACTACTCCGTGAGATATCCCTATCTCCATACTTTCAGATTACTTCATAAAGAGACCTTGGTAGGTCATCTTTAGGGGTAGTAGCGACACCACTCGTTCTCTACCTTACCTTTCGGTTTTAAATCCCCTTCGGTATTGGAATCCGCAATTGTGTAGTTGGAGCTACGTTTCTTACTTGATTCCTATGGGTTATTCTTGTTGGTGTTCCCACCTCAACTTGACAATCCACTTTGCCAAGTCACCTGACCACTTTCCCTACAGTGTTACCCTCGGTACTAAAGGTCTTGTGATATCCCACTTGTGTACTCGAGTTCCTTTCGAAACCGCAACCTCCTCAACACGGGGGAGGTCACTTTATCCTACTTTCGTAGTTTATTTAAGGACCATACACGGCCCATTATCTTTTATCAGTTGTCATCACCCGAAGGTTACTTTCACTGAATGGATAATCTTACTTTTCAAAGAACTTCTTCGGTCATTCCCGAATTGTTTTACAAATTTAAGTCAAATTTTTCGTTCTGTCAAATTTTTCTTAAACTTTTTTTAAGATTCGAGACTTGTATCTTAATCGTTGTCCGTCTCAAATCCTTTACAAATATATGGTGACTTTTTCAATCTACCAAATTTATTTGTATTTTTTTTTTGATTTAACTTTCCGAGTATCTTTCATCACCTGTAGGTGTCAAATCTTTTACAAATATAAGGATAAATACTCACCAGACAAGCAAAATCGTAAAAAAATTACAGATTCATCAAATTTTTAATTCTATCGACATCTTCTTTAACGATAGAATTCATACCAAATTGACCAAACGCCTTTTCAAACCCTTTCATTAAAGGGTCCAATTTTCCACCAAACACATCAAGACCTTTAGAGCCCGGAGTTAAAGTTTTAAGTGATTTAGATAATTCAGGGCTAATTTCTTCTGAATCATCATCAGGTGTTGGTAAATCTTCATCGTTGGTAGTTGTCGAATCTTTAGGAGGTTGTGTGGGTGATACCCCTGACTTATTTGAAATATGAACATGATTATTATGATTTTTATAACCAAACCATAAAACAACTTTAGGATTACCTGATTCTTTAACATTCACCAAATACCCCAAATTTTTCAATTCATCAACAAATCGTTTAATACTATCATAAATCCCTTTGGTTTTTGCAGAACTTTCATCGCTCCAACCTTTACCGTTAATCATGGCAATATCAACAGCATTACCCGTTTGATGTCTAGTTCCTTTTCTATGTCCGGTCACTGCCGTAGTTACTGAAACTTGAACATTCGCCTTTTTAGCTGCAGTCTGAATGTCTGATAATAAAGAAATATTAATATTATCCTTAGATGGCGTTGAATTACCTACCACTCTATCTCTAAATTCAACATTTGAGTACGTATCAACTACCTCATTTAATTTTTTATTCATTATCCTTTAGTTCTCAAAAATTGATTTTCCGCTCTTAACTTTTCGTTTTCTTTTCTTAAGAAATCCACCTCAACTTCTAATCTTGAGAGTGAAGTGGTTAATACGATGATGTTTTCTCTCATCTTATCTTTTTCTTTGGATGATTCGTCAAGTAATGTTTCTAATTTAACAATTCTTTCTCTTAAATCATCTCTATAAAGTTCCCCATCTTTGTGTTGATTCTCTTCTTGCCTTTGCTTCAACAACATTCTTTTCTCATAATATTTCCAAGCCGCGTTTGAAGTTAAAACCGTTATTAGTGTAACGAGAATTGTAACCAAGTGTTGCTCCATCATCAGTTTTTATTAAGTCAGTTATTATATTAAGATAAATATCAAAAACAAAAAAAAAGTATGACATAGAGTCATACTTTTTTACAAATATACGAATGTTTAATTAAACCGTATGGTCAATATTAACCCTAATACAAGTTTGAGGTTTATTTTCATTCATCAAAAAATTATTAATATACCCCATAATATTTGCCGAGCCGATAGGATTGGCCGAGTGTACGACTACCAAAGGAAATTTAATACTACTAGCACCCTTTTTGGAACGGCTCATCTCAATCCTATCAGGATTCATTTCATAAAAATAATCTACAATCCATTTTGTACAATCATATCCGGTTTTTTCCTTAATATTATCGTAATCCAATTTGTAGTTTGGGGATACATTTGCAAAATACTCATTCACTGCGGTATCACCCAAATCATGGTCCAATGAGATTGTTTCAATTTCACCGAGACCAATCTCAGTTACTTTATTAACAAAATCGTCGTAATTTCTAACAACAATCCAATCGTTAGATAGAGGTGTACGAATGTCATCCAAATAAATTCTTTTCATAGTACAAAGATAGGTGTTTTATCTAACTCTCACAAATTTTTTGTACTTATTATCTTTTCCCTTAATAACTCTCATTTGTAAATCACTATTTGGTAAAATAGTTTGCCAATCAATTATCATTTCGGTACAAGGACCAAGATAATCTCCGTGATTTAGGTGTGCCTGAACCGCATTTTGATTCACATAAATTGTATGATAAGAACCATTACCCGTTCCATGACAAATCGCAACTTTGTGACAATCATCGTCATCTTCATCATCTTCATCCTCATCTTCATCGTCCTCATCTTCGTCCTCATCTTCATCGTCCTCATCTTCATCCTCATCTTCATCGTCCTCATCTTCATCGTCCTCATCTTCATCGTCATCGTCATCACCAGGTGGGATAACAATATTGATTCCAATAATTTGTTCAAATGTTGACACATTACCACAAGCGTCAGTTGCGGTATAATTTCTTATAATGTTATTTGCTGAATATTCTAAATCGCTATAAATTAAATTTATTGATGAACAATTATCTGTCACAGTTACAAACGAAGTATCAATATTATCATCTTCATTAACCTCCAAATAAATTGGACCTGTAATAACCGGCGGTGTCATATCAATAGATGTTATTGTTTGTGACGAGATAGAAGTATTTCCACAAAAATCAACGGCCTCCCAAACCCTAGTATAGATTGTAGAACAACTATCAACATTTTGAATTATGTTATAATAAGTTAGTACAAAATCACTACAGTTGTCTGTGACTTGGGGGTCATCGAATATAATTGAGTCACCACATTCCACTGTACGATTGACCAAAGGTACAAAAAGTGGCGAAGTTTCATCAACAACGTGAATTATTTGACTCTCCACTGATTGATTTCCAAAGTTATCAAAAGCTCGATATACTCTAAAAACATCATAATTGTTTTCACAAATACCGGTCGTAACTTCTTCATACCAAGCAATCTCAACACTATCATCACACTCATCAAGTGCTACAGGAAATACAACACTCAAATCAACATCACAAGAAATGGTAACTTCAGGTTCAAAGTTGATAAAATAAGGATTAATGGAATCATTTTCACACTGTGAAAATAAATTTATCGTTAAAAAAGATAAACTGAGAAGTAAAATTAGGTTTTTCATAGAATTTTAGTTTTAGAGTTAAATAATAATGTATAATTTGAGATATATCAAACATACTCAAGATAAATATTTTTATAAAAAATAAAAACCACACCTATTGGTGTGGTTTAACTCCATCCCCGACCTTAAATTTATTTTTTACTCCCAAAGGTTTTAATGGTAAAATACCAACTTGGTTTTATATGTTTTGGGTCTTGTATGACCACATATATTCTACCATTTTCTAATCCCGTATAATCATCAGAAAACGCATCTTTACCAACAGTAACTGTCCAAATATATCCATCTTCATCCTTTACCATACTTTGAATATACATTGAGTATTTGCTGAACCACTTCTCACCCATAAATCCATTATTGGGTAATCCTTCAGAACTTAACTTAACCTTATTTGGGTATTTGATTCCAATCAATGTTCCCTTTTTAGAGATGTCAACATATATGGCATGTTTATTTGGCCTAACTTTTTTAATATCCCAAGTTATTGAGATAGTATCAGGAGCGACGAATGTGCCTTCCTCAAAAGTTTGAACAAGCCATAAATCGGACTTAAAAGATACTGGGTCTTTAAAAGTTTGTGAAAAGGCATTGATACTCAAAATTGTACATAGTACAAAAAATACGTGTTTCATTGTTAGGTTTTATAGTAAATATCTTGAACAAAACGCGAGTTAGATATGAACTATAGTTTTTCAGTTGTAGTCGGAGTGGGAGTTGAACCCACGACCATCACGGTATAAGCGTGCAACTCTAACCACCTGAGCTATCCGACTATGTTTCCCCACCTTGAGATTATTGGTGAGTAGATTTATCGGTTTTCTATTTCTTAAAAACCTGCTGGTCTTACCCGTTAAAAACATCCAACACTACTGGGAGGGAATGTGTCTATCCCTTTATCCCACGATGTCCCACTCGCGCCGTAGACATTCTGCGGAATCATTCTTTAAGTCTTGATTCGAAGACTCTGAGTATCTCTTACTCATTGTAGTCAGGACAAGAATCGAACTTGTATAGTCACCTCCTTGATTCACGTCCGATTGGGAGGATTACTGAACTCGTGATACAACTACTGGCGCCAATTCCGCCACCTGACTATTGGGTTATTTAACGTCACTACTTTATTAAACCTCGGTATCATTGAGGTATCTACACCCCTCATTTAATAAATCGTCACCCATTTGACGAGCCTCTGTAGTCAGGACAGGAATCGAACCTGTATTCCCTAATTAAGCGTTAGGTACTTTACCAGTTAAGTACACCTGACTATGTTGGGTGGGTTAATGAGTGGTTTCCCCCACCTCTTTTTACTCTGTATCAATCTACTTGCGAAGTAGTATCAACCTGCGCCACTCTGTGAATTTTTAGGGTGAGAAACCCTATGTGTTGTAGTGATGACTCTAGTGTCACTAAGCTCTACTCCTTTCCTTTCTCAAGGGAACAACACATTAAGTTTAGGTAAGGGGAAGATGGTCGAGTGGACAACCCCTTTTACGATTGGCATTACTTCAGGTGAATACCTGCCAACTCCGATTATACCAGTCGGTATCCACTCTCAAACTATTGGTATAATCATTCCCCAATCAACCTATAATGTGGTCGGTGGGGGAGGAATAAGAGCGACTTATTCCCTTAAAGCTCTACTTGTCGTTTATCCATCGTGTTTTAAAAACACCGTAGCTACGTTTGACTTGGATATATCTAACTTTCGTCTGCCACCCCACCTTTTAAATATTTTTAAAGAACTTCTACAAATATACGACTATTTTTCCAATTCACCTAATTCTTCTTTCAATCTTTTCAAAAAACTTTCTTCTCCATCATCGCCCGATAACAACCAATCAATACGTTGAGCATAAACTGCGGCGACTCTAAGAACTTTCATACCCTCCTTGAATTTTTCAATTACCTCATCAGGATATTTGTAATGACTTAAATCTTCAGGATATTTCTCATACCAATCATCCCCACGCCATCCTTCTTCTTTGAGTTCCTCTCGTGTTTTTTCACGACCATTTTTCTCAATCAGTTTCTCAACGTCATCGGCAATTTGTTCAATATGCCATTGTTTGTAGTCGAATGCTCCTCCTGACATTTTATATTTCTTTTAATTGTGATTTAGAACATGCTTTACCGAAACTGAATGCTCCTTGACTATCGTGACCACCAGGAATTTGATTATAGTATTTTCCATCGGTCATTGATAATTCAAGCCATACAGCCTTTGATGGGTTAAGTTTTTCACCACATCTTTCACACCATATTGTTTCTTGTTTCATTGGACAAATTTAAGTATTTAATTTTAAACCACCAAATCTTTTTTTGAGAATTTCATAAACTCATAACCTTCTTGAAACATTCTATCCAATAACTCAACGGTTATCTCGTCAAGGTCAATCATTCCAATCATTTTGTTTTTCTTGTATACTCCGATGTATTCCATAGTTTTTAGTTTTAAGTAGACAAAGATACAACAAATTAGGTTACGATAAGATTAAGTTATTAACAAATTTTGAATGCGAAATTAATCACTCGTTTCTTCATTGTTGCGTCAGATGCGTTTCCAACGACTTGACCATCAATGATTGAAAATGCGTGACCACGAACAACCACAAGATACTTACCAACAGGATATTTCTTAATAAACGTACTGGTGGTCATATTACGTTTAACCATTTGACCTTTGGACTTAACATCATATTTCATATGTCCGTACTGGTTACCCAAATTTGAGAATGATTTTCCATTAATCAGAATTTTATTGTCAACCATATGACGCATACCACCGACAAAGTTTCTTGTTCCTTCAAAGTTTTTACGGAACCAAATCTTTGCAACAAACTTGTGAGCCTCATCATAATGCATTTCAAATGATGACGAGATGGCTCTTACGACACAATCATTTTTTTCGGTTTTGGCAATTGTTGAATCAGAGTATCCAATAATCGCCTCTTTTGTGGGTATGTATTTGATTTCGTTATTCATACCACAAATATACGGCGAACAACTCATCCCACAAAATTAAGTTATTAACAAAAAAAATACCACCCGAAGGTGGTATTTTCTTTTTTGGTCGATTATTGGACCACAAATTTGTTTGTGGACGTTATTGTACCATTTCGGTCAACCGTGTTAAGAACGTAGATTCCCGAAGAAAGTAATGATTTAACATCAATAACAACTTTACTTTGGTTTACATTTTCTTCATATACAATTTGACCTGACAAATTCATAATTCTTAGTTTTTGACCACTATAATCGTTCAGACCAGACAAATCAATATTAATAACATCTGTAGTTGGGTTGGGGAATACATCAATGTTTATAACTATGTTGGGGTTATCAGTATTAGTTGGGTTTTGGGAATTTGAATCTCTATAAAGTTTAAAAACTTCATCCTCATTCAAATCTCGATTCCACATTCCTACATCATCTAAATTACCTGATAAAAATCTGTACATATTACCTTGGAAATTATCAGCTCCAAAAAATAAATTATTTTCAGATGGACAAATATCACCATATGTAGTTTGTTCACCGGTTAATACTCCATTAACATACATTTTTCCACCATTTACAGGACTATGAGTAAAGACTAAGAAATGCCATTTATCATCAGCAGTACAAGTTCCACCATTAACATTATTACCATTAATTGTATTCATATTAGTTGATGATATAAAGTTATTATCACCTATCAACATTGTATATGAATCAAAAGACCCTCCATTACATACATCAAAGTATGAAAAAAACCATTTAGTAACAATTCCTTGGTAATCATCTACACTACTACCGACAGGTTTTTTTAACCATACAGAAATTGATAACGATGGGACGTTAGAAATACTTTCAGAATTATCGACCAAAATAAAATTATCAATTCCATTAAAATTATAGGCCATATCAGAATTACCAAATCTATCCATAGTTAAAGACGAACCAAAAACCTGTCCGTGGTTTTGATTTCCACTTTCATCATTGGCATTACCGTCAAACGGCCACCAACCGATAAGACCATTTGTTGGTAAATAATTTGGTACTTGAGATACAATCAAGTTGTAATAAAAAAGAGAAATTAATGTAAAAAAAATTGTTTTTTTCATGTTATATATATTTTAAATTATTGAATACAAATTAAAGTCATTTTTTTTAAACTGCCAAATTTTTTATGTGTTTGGTTAAATGTTGATTCCAAAGTAAGACGTAAATAAAATGGAATTATTCCATCTTTTCTTACATAAGTTGATATTACGATTGCTAATTTAATAATTATTAATCTTGATTTTTTTTATAAAATCTATTTTCTTCAGGTTGATACCATTCATCTAATGAAGCCGGTACCCTTGAAGAATATCCCAGAAATTGTTGCATTTTAGGAGTAAAGGTGTTCATAATATCATACCCTAAAGCTCTTGGGTAATCAAGTAATTGTTTCATAAATGACCTACTTATAGTTATTGGTATTGCTCGTCTATTTTTATTAGTTTTGTTAGGTGATGACGAATGCCATACATTAGAATTAAATATTAATATGTCTCCTCTATTTCCTGTCGCCTGATATGAGTTTGAAAAAAATTCTGAATCGGATGGTTTTTCCTCACTTAAATGAGAACCTGATAGTAAAAAAGTTCCACCATTTTCTAAAGTAAAATCGTCAACCATAACTAAACAATTAATCATAATTGGGAAATCTCCCGAGTAAAACCTCAAATCTCTGTGGATAATTGATGAAAAATTTGGTTTAAATGGTAGGTTATTTAACGCACTAAATGAATTTAAGATACAGTTACTTTTAAAAAAATTATTTTGTAGTGAATCAATAAATCCATTGTCAAGTAATACTTGTAAAAATTCAATGAAAATCTTACTGTCTAAAATAGCGTGGAGAGCAACTCCATCTGAGTTTATTTCATTATTATTACTTATTTGAATATTTCTATGTTTAACAAAAGATTTATCCATCTCTTCAGAAAGCATATCTAACCATTCTGTGCTAACTTGATTTTTAATTATAGTATGACCTTTCATACTTAATTCATTTAATTGGTCAATTGTCATTTTAAAAATTTTTCTCCTTTTATTCTTTTTCTAATTATTTTAGCCGGATTACCATACGCTAAAACATCGTCAGGTAAAGATTTAATTACTAAACTTCCAGCACCAACAACAGTATTATCTCCTATTTCTAATCTATCTAAAACAGTGACTCCCAGAGTAATTGCCGAATATTTACCAATTTTTACATAACCTCCAGTAATTGAACCCGCGGAAATACTTGCAAAGTCTGATATTATATTATCATGTTCAACCTGAGCCCCTGTTGCAAAAAAAGTAAAGTCACCAATTTTTGATTTTGGGTTAAATATACATCCGGCCATAGCCACAATCCCAACACCCATCTCAGTTGTATTACCAATGATTACTGATGGATGTATTGCGTTAACAAATTTGAAATTAGGAACCATTGAAATTATTTTTTCATGTACGTAATACCTAGTCCAATTCTCACCTATTGATATTACACCTCCATAAACTTCATATTCATTTATTATTTGTTTTAAATTTTCTTCTCTTCCTAAAATTTTATATCCATATTTAATACTACCAATTTCATTTATCGAATCAATAATACCTACAATTTTATATTTATTTTCTTTTTCAATAATGTCGATGGTATAATGAGATTGATTACCCCCACCAAATAAAACAATATTTTCCATAATTAATTAATTTTAGTGTAGATTTTAAATTTAGATAAATCAGGATAAGGTAATTCTAAATCTTCGTTGATAATAGGAATTCCCTTCGAATCATAGAACTGACTAATTAAAAGTAATCCTCTTGCCGCAATTTCAGGCATCATGTAGAAATTCCATCCGATTACCGGATTTTTATCAAAATCATCATCATGATAACTACATTCATCACGACCGCTAAATCTAGCCTTTTTAAACCACTTGTAGGCATTTTCATCATCAGTTAAAATAGCACCACCTTTGCCCAATTTTAAATGTTTGTATGGTCCTGTGAAAGATACACACATATGTGTGTTTGGAATGTACATGTTATGAGTAAATCTTAACGCACTATCCCAAACTTTAGTTGGATATAACTGATATGCCCCTTTAATCGTATCTCCTTCCACATTAAAGAATTTAACTTTACCTCCTGCGTGAATTATTTCACAAGGGACCGATGGATATGTCCTACAAGGAATTTCAATATCCATTCCCTTCACATTTTCATACATCAGAGATAAAAAAAGTGCATTACTTTGATTATCTACTGTAACTACAAACGGAGCTCCGGTATAGTCTGATAATTTTTTTTCAAATTCTTCAGTTATTTTATGAACGCCTTGTGCCATTTTTCTTATAAAAATCTTTTGTTATTAAGTACCCAAGTCCCATTCCGACCCAAATACCAATTAATAATAATTCTAACCCATTCATAGTAAATTAAAAAAATTGTAGTCAAGGAAGGATTCGAACCTCCACGGGCTGCCATTATAGTGACCACACGCATTGTGCTTTTTTACCCCTAGTGCTATAACCATCTAGTACGTCTACCTTGAGAGTATGTTTCCGGAGACTCTCAATATTCCGCCACTTGACTATGTTTAACTAGTGCACCCTGCAGGATTCGAACCTGCCACCCAGTGATTATGAGTCACTTGCTCTAACCTAATGAGCTAAGGGTGCTTTGGTACTGGGTGTGGGACTCGAACCCACACGGACGCAATGTCCACAGGATTTTCTTACCACTATAGTTTTCACTACCAACTAAAAGTTGTTTGTGGTCTGGACTATACCTTCACCATATCTTACGATTTAGGTGCTCCGTGTCTAGTCTCTACACCTTCCTTTTCAGGCTTGGCTCGGGGTTCCCACTTTCGGAGGGTTCACCGAATTTACGGAGTTCTACATTCTTGATTTCTCAAGACGCACTCAAATAGTTAAAGTCCTGAATGTCTACCTATTCCATCAACCCAGCATTTCAAATAACTTTTACAAATATACAGGTAAAACCTTAACCAATCAACTTTAAAACCAAAATAATTAGATTTAAAGTAATCACAGTGATTCCAAAGACAACCGCAAAACGGTACATAAATTCTTCAAAAGGTGTATTGTTATTGTATCTCATTTTTGTAATTGGTTTTTTATTGGTGTTAAACATATCTCTAATTACCTGATTTCTTGTCTCATCAGTTTTATCGATATAAGGTTTTTTTAATTTGATTTTTTTCATTGGAGTTCTATCTTCATACTCTCCAAAATCTCACTAATCATATTATCCATTTCATAAGTGCTCGGAGGCTCAACAAGACTTTCAATTTCATCAGAAATACCAGTGGAATCAATTGAAGCAACGATTACATTGTCCTCAAGTTCTAATTGAACATAATCACTTGAAAATTCAATTCCAGAAATTGAGGAGTTTTGTAATTGAACAAAATTATCATACAGTGCGTCTGAAAATTCCTTGAGTTGTTGTTTCGTGAAGGAATAGGTTTGTTCACCCATAACTTCTTTCTTTAATTGTTCTACTTGTTTTGCAATTAACATAGTTTGTTCATACAATGAATCAATAGAGTTCTTTTTTTCTTTAGACATATTTTATCGTTTTAATTGTGATTACAAATGTAAGTGTGTTTTTCCGACTTTCAAAATATTTATAGTAAATAAATTTTAATTTTTAAACAATGGTACAAAAAGAACAAATTTTGGGTTTAGTTAGACACGGACTTACTTTTTTAGGGGGAATTTTAGTTGCTAGGGGCTTAGCATCAGAAGGTCAAATTATGGACATAATTGGTATGACTGTAACTTTCGTTGGGACCGTATGGTCAATTTTATCCAACAAATAATATTTCAAATATTGGGAATTAAGGGGAGTTGTTAACTCCCCTTTTTTTGTATATAGTCGTCGTAAACCTCCTCAACAGTGAAACACTTGGTCATTTCATCTGAATTTTTTGGATACCTATATTTCCAATCATGTTGGCCACATGGTTCATATACCGTCGGTATCCAATATGCAAAATCTTTAGCTTCTTTACTCATAAATTAACTTTTAAAATTGGTTCATTATCGTATTTCTGAATTAAATCAGTGATTTCATGTTTGATTTGGTACCCTAAAACTTGGTCGGTTTCTTGAAGCATTATCATTTCTCCCATTCTGTCAAACACCGCAACTTCAAAAGTGTTAATACCATCTCCGTAAAAGAATTCATCTCCACCAACTACTGAAATTTCGTATCCGTTGTTAAGGGTCATTAAAGCTTGAACTCCTCCTCTTAAATTGGGGTGGGGTTCAAATACCAAATCATTGAATGTTTTCATCTTGTTTCAATCTTTTTTTACATTTATCACAAAAATCCATAGTTACCTCGGCGTCATTATTAATGGCCATCAAACATTTTGGGTTATTACAGTGAACAAGACCTAACGTATGACCAACTTCGTGTAAAACCGTAGTTTCATCGTAATCAGTATGTTCCACAATCACAGTATTACAACGTAAGAACGTACCCCCACGAATTTGTTGACCTTTATTAACAACGTTTTCATTGGTCACATAAATTGTTTTAACTCCGTGACGATTAAGTTCAAATATACATTGGGAAACATCTAAGTTATTTCCATTGTAATACATCTTACTTGTCGTTGGAACTCCTTCCTCAACTATACATCGATAACCAAAAAACTTGTTAACATATTCCGCAACTTTGTTAACATCCTTTTGGTTGTAATTACCCAATCCTTTAATTCGGACCGCAGATTCAACTTTAGGTTGGACTTCGTCTAATTCTTTTTCTTTAAGAATTTTTACATAATGCTGAGACAAAGTGTCGTCTATGTCAGGCATTTTTTCGAGTTTTCGACCAAGACTTTCAAGTTCAGGAATTCCACTTTCGGACCATGGAACGACTTTAGTTGGTTCGTTGTTACAAGAAAATAAAGAAATAATTGTGAGGGTTATAAGTATGTGTTTCATGGTACAAATATACGGTAACTTTTTTGATTTTACAAAATTTACTTATCAACATTGTCTTCAATCTTTTTAATATAAAACCTCATAAATTATACATACGTCATCATATTCAACCATAACAATGTCCCCACCTTTATAGTAAAGATAAACCTTGCATCTTTTCCTATCTTCGTCAACCGCATACCAATAAGAACCATTACCATCTTCGGTAAAATATTCAGGTTTAAGTGTCTGATAGAATTGAATATCTTCGGTGTATATTGTAATTTCCTGAGCGTCAAATTTGACAAGAATATCACCCGACAATTTTTTCGTTTCTCCCCACGTAAATTTGGAATAAGCATCATCTCTAACACCAATTGTTAGACTGACGGCCCTTGCCCAAACTTGTGAGAATGAGATGATTGTCAAAAGTGATAGGACTAAAGTTAGGATTAGTTTTTTCATCATAAAAAATTAGTACTCCCGAAGGGATTCGAACCCCTGGCCCACAGATTAGAAATCTGTTGCTCTATCCAACTGAGCTACGGGAGCATTTGTTGTTTGTGATTACAAATATAGGTAGAATTTTCGAATTGACAAATAAATTATTTTTTTACAGGTTATTTTTTATGTGACTAAAATTTCGTATATTTGAATGGATGGAGAAAGTTTTAGTTCTAAACTCAGATTTTACCCCCATTAATGTGACATCCGTTTATAAGGGGTTCAATTTGGTAAATAAAGGTAAGGCTGAGATATTAAAATCTCACGAAAAACCTATACTTGCTGGTTTACAAACATTTGTTAGACCTCTTATTATACGTCTTTTCAATTATGTCAAATTCAGATACCACAAATTAAAAATTAATCGTCATAGACTTTTTAGACGAGATGACTATCAATGTGTTTATTGTGGTAGTAAAAAAAATTTAACGGTTGACCATGTCATTCCTAAATCACGAGGTGGGGACAATACTTGGTTAAATCTTGTTACTTGTTGTTCGTCATGTAACCGTACAAAAGATAATTGTACACCTGAGGAAGCGGGTATGAAGTTTTTAAAAAAACCATACGAACCAACAATATTTTCAGATGTTGTTAACCCTCAGGTTGAGTTTGTGTGGGAGGAGTTCAGAAAATCCTTCATATAAAACAAAAAGGTGTCTCTCGACACCTTTTTGTTAGATTTGGAATACCCCCTTTCTTTTAGTGGTTTATCCCATTGCAGAAACTACTCTGCTAGGTTTCTTAAGAAAAAACTTTGTCCTTTAAACCTTGTTCTGTATCGGTAAATTTTTGTCTAACATCAGATAACATAGGACAAATTGAATTTGCTAATTTTTCTTCAACCGATTGGGCAAAATCACCCTTTTCAATCATATCAACTAAAGTGTTTGAAAGAATATCATAGAAACCTCCAGATACTCCAACACCTAATCTAACTTGGTTAACGGCTTCTTCAGCGATTGATTTTGACAATAATTTTGTTGTAAAACTACAATCGGTAAATACTTTAGGAATATCACTTAATGCCAAGTTACCAATAGTTGTTGATACTACACCTCCAACCCAGCTATCAGGATTTACTCCCAAAATTGATAGGACCTTATCAACCAATTTTTCCTTAAAGAACTGACTCACACCTTCAGTTGAATGTCCTAAAACTCCACCTAAAAAGTCAAATAAACCTTCATTTAATATCGGAGAATTAAAACCTTGTGAACGAAGGTACATAACTTCCTCGAATAATTCTGAACCTACCTTTTTTTGGTTCTCAACTGAATCTAAATTTATGTCTTCAGTTATGAATTTAATTCTATTTTTAATTATTTTGGTCTCGTTCTCGTTAACTTTTTTTTTTGACCCTTTATAATTCTTAAGCCCTTCTTTAATTGATTTTTTTAAATCAATCTCGTAACTATCAATGACTTCTTTTTGTTCGATACTTTCATTTTTTCCCTTAACCGGCATACATACTTTTAATTCGTTTAATTTGTATCCTGCCGGACATCTCAAACTATAAGAATTTCTATAAGGGTTCAAACCATATAATTCCTCATATTTACTCTTGGCAAACATTGGAATCTTATCTTGAGCTGCACATCTTCTAACATAAATCTTCATGTTATTCTTCATAGTATCTTCCATCGCCTTATTTTGAGACATGTGAGTATATAAAGATTGAATATATTGTCTACATAAAGATTTTTCAACATCTTGACTTTGACTATCAATTTCAACTTGTTTAATGTCTTCGTCCGCAAGTTTTGTATCTTGGACTCTCTGATACATGAAAAATGGTGTTGAAAAATATTCTGAGTATTTACCATCTTCAGCGGTTCTTAAATTAATTGAGTTCCAAAATAAACTTTCGGTTGCAGGCGGTCTTTCAATTTGGTAACCTCTATCTTTATATGATTGTATAATTTGGTCTTGTTGTGGTTTATCAATATTAATTTCACCTTTTTGTTTATAAACCATCGCAACTCCGACTTTAGGGAATAAAGTTGGGTTTTTAGAATTTAAATCTATAACTTCATATTTTCCTTGATTTGTTTCATAATCAGATGGTTTTTCTCTAACAACACCTTCATACTTAACCAAATCTTCAATGTATTTTTGTTGGTCAGGAGTAAATTGTTCCATTGGTGCTTCAACACCAACTGTTTGTTCTAATGCCTGACATTTCCATTTTCCAGTTTTAGAAGGTTTATCTGTATCTTTGAACTTAACTTCTGCGGTCATATCCGCATAGAAGATAACGGTATTTCCTTTATCGTTTGTGCCATACCAAACTTTTTTACCTTTATAGTTACCTAATCTTCCATTTTTTAACCATTTAGGATAACATCCATTTTCGGCAGCGGTTTTTAGTTTTGTTCTGTCATCCATGACAGCGGCTTGTTCCGTTATAATATTTCTTTTTTTCATTCGGTTAAATTTTTTAAATATTCAATGAATCAATGTCATCTTCATCAGGTGTCGGTAAATCCATATCAGGTTCAGGCATTGTTTGAGTCTGACAAATTTTATCTACATCAGAATCTTTAAACCCTGAGCCAAATCCTGCCCCTTCTAAAGCTGCTTGTGTTTTAGGTCCATATTTACCATCCGGTACCAAATCTAAACATGTTTGAATTTGTTTGATAGCGTCTGAATAACATCCTTGAGTGTAAGTACCTTCACACGCCTTATATTTACCAACAGAAGGTACGGGAACTACTTCTCCGCCTCCTGTAGTGTCTCCACCGTCAGTAGTTGTACTTGCCGATAATTTAGTTTCATCAATAACTTTAGTTCTTTTCATAACTTGTTTGAGAGGTGTATATATATATTCTTGCCAATCCCCTGGTAAATCAAAATCACCATCCAACGCATCTACTAAAGTTTCATTATAATTATCTAAATAAATTTCAGACATCCTACAAAAATCAGGAAATGTATCACAAGATGAAATAGCGTTTTTGATAGCTTCCTCGTCAGTTCCAAGACCTTCTATTGCGGTATATATTTGATTTACAATTCCTTCTAATTCACTATCACTTTGTGAAGGGGAACCAACACCACCAGATGTACAAGTTTTAATAATTTTTATTGTATTATCGGCAGAACCAGTGTTATTTGAGAGTGCTAGAACTATTCCAATGGTGGCCCCTACTGCGGCTCCAATCGCAGTACCTAATCCAGGTACGAATGAACCTGCGGTAGCTCCCGCTCCCATTGCTGTCGCTACAGCCCCTAAACCAACGGCGGTACCGGCTCCTGCAAGTCCCGCCCCTGTTAAATATCCTGTATCTACTTCATTTATATTTTCAGTTAATGTCTTTTTACTATCGTATTTCATCATAAGAAGGGCTCTTTTTAATTCCTCTTCTCCTATTTTTCTCTTATTATCCATAATTTAGTTTTTTAATAAATATATCTTAGTTATATTAAATTCATAATAAAGTATTAGCTTTACCTCTTGTTAATTTAACAATTTCACTCCACTTCGTAAGACCTATTTGATTAGCGGGTCCTGTTCTTGCAACACCACTTTCCCATTTTGTGACTGTGGGATATGCGGGTTTTGCTCCTCCACCTCCAGAGGCAGGAGCTGCTGCGTCCTGTTCTCCCATTTCTTCTTTATCTGATGACGGAGTAAACGATTTCATCAGAGAAATGATTGAATCAATGTCGTTTTTCATATAAAATAAATATTTTGTTATTCAAAAATTTCCTATATTTGTAAAATATTACTATTATGAGAAACATATTTTTGATTTTTATATTATCAAGTGTATTAGTATCTTGTTATAGATACGAAGAACCTTCATTGGTTAGTCTAAGTGGTGAATACATCATCGATAAAATAGTTGTTAATATTACTGAGGGTCCTAACACTGGGTCTGATACTACATACCTGCCTGGTGATGTTTTTGTAAACGAAACCGATAGTTTTCCTCTCAATTACATACATGTTGGTTATACCAAATGGCATTTTGACTATAGTGTGGTTTCTTTTTTACCTTATGTTAATCCTGTGGGTCAATTAGAATGGTCCGAACAATATTTTTATAGTTTGGTGCCAGCATATAATCAATATGACTTGGGTTATATTGATATTAATTTGATGGAACGAAAATTGGTTCTAAAAGTTGTGGACGATTCCGCAGAAAGTTTAACATTCAGAACCACAGGTCAATGGGTGTTTCCAAATATTTGGCAACAATCATCAATGACAATACATATGACAAGGGTTGGACCTTAATAAATTTCAGATTTTGGTAATCTAGAATTATAAATCAGATAGTATTCATTTAAGAATGAGACAATCTCGTGTTCATCGATTTCTGAGTCAGAAAATATATCTTCAAAAATATCTGAATCAAACTCTTCTTCATCTTCGAAAGACTCATCTTCAAAAAGAGTTTTATATACATCTATTTTGTCGTCCAAAAAGTTATACCCAAAACCTTTAATTTCATCAAACCCAATTTGGTCGGTTCTTACTTCATCATCTCTATCTGAATCTAATCTAAACGTAACATCTAGTGTGTGAGTAGATTCATTCACATAAAATGAAACTAAATCTTTGATTTCCATAAATTTATAAATTCTTAAATCTCTTGAACATATCAAGAGTTTTATTAATCTGTTCTTGTAGTGGCTCGATTTTTTCTTCTTCAATTTCTTCAAACATTGAGGTTATATCAATCTCATCAAAATCATCTTTATCATTATCTACAAACATTTCCATTTTACCTTCGGGACTTACCAACATCTCCGTTTCATCATCCTCAAATGTTCCATGGTCTAAATCATCAGAACCGTCTCCAATCATATCTAATTGTTCACCTACACTAACCATGAATTCTTCATCTTCAAATGTTTCATCAGGGCCACCAAAATCGAAAGTTCGTTCGGGGGTTCCCATCGAACCGGTAAAAACATCTTCATTAATATTCATATTTGTGTATCCCTTAACATTACCTTTATTACTTACAGTAATTCCGTTTTTGTCATTGGCAAAATCTTGAGTATATAATGGTTGTTCTTTTGGTTGACCATATTGTGTTGCAAACCCATCATAAATTGTTTTATGTTGGTCAAGAATATTATTTTTCTCGGCTTGGGTCATTTTGAAAAAATATGAATTCATAGTTTTGTTTTTCTAAATAAATATATTGATTGATGGGAAATTATTTTTTATATTTCGAATATGAAAACTCCAAAAAAATTCAATATTTCTGTTTTTAAAGATAATCGAGGTTCATTTACGCCAATTCAAATTGAAGACCGTTGGGTTCAATCAAATTTAAGTATTAATGATAACCCATTTACTTGGAGAGGACTTCACTTTCAAACAGAACCAAGAAAACAATCCAAATATGTTTCAGTAATAAAAGGACGAATAGTTGATATTATAGTATGTTTAAAAGGTGAAAATATAGGTGAAGTTGAAGTGTATGAATTAAAAGAAGGTGAAGGCGTATTTGTTCCTAAAGGATATGCTCACGGGTTCTTAACTTTGGAGTCAGGAACTATCGTTAGTTATTTTGTTGATGAGATTTATTCAAAGGAACATGAGGTATCGATTCATTGGATGAGTATACCTGGAGTTAGAAAAAGAATTGAGTCACTACTTGGTAGTCACCAATTAATTATTAGTGACAAAGATGATACTGCTATAGATTTTAACGAATATATTAAAAAATGACAATAGATATTAACGAATACGCCGAAGGTGCGGTAATACTTTCAGATTTAGATACCGCTATTATTGGTATTGTTGAAGATTTTAACGGAAGAAGAATTTTATATTCAAAAGAAAAAATTTTGAATATTTTAATGGTCAGAGATGGTATGACTATGGATGAAGCCGAAGAATATTATGATTATAATATTTTGGGACTTTATGCCGGAGACCAAAATCCCGTTTTTTTGGATTTAAATATAACCCCTATTCCTGATAATGATAAAATAATTTATTACTCAGAATATATGCATGTAAACATCTAAAACTTTTTGAGAGTATCTTTGGAGATATCTGTTAATTTTATTTAACTCAACCTCTTTTCCTTCGCTTTCTAAAACCTTAATAACCCCTGATACCATTTCATGTTGTGCCATGTTTGCCATATCCAAAACTTCTTCACAAATATCACTTTCAATATCCTGATAACGAAACATATGTTCCATTCGGTCTCTTCCCATGTAAAGAAAATGAGCCGCGGTAAACATATTTACGGCACCACACTCTCTAACTTTTTTTAAATACTCTTGTAAGTACCTCATTTTAAAATTGGTAAACACATCCATATTGCCATACAAGGCATTATGTCTTTCAATTTCACCCTGCTCAGTTATTTTTTTCTTTTTGAATTTACCTCTATTTTCTTCGGTGTCCCAAACATCGGAGGTTGATAAAATGTTTAAAGTTTTACCATTATCCCATTTAACACCATAAATGTCTTCGTCCATTACATTAGAAACTCTTTCTACTATTCCCCATGTTCCCATAGGAATTATATCCATCTCATCCTCCATATGTAATATCTGGACCCTATCTCCGACCTTTAATTTTGGATTTATCATATTTTGACTTTAACAATAAATATATTTCAAGTATTTATTATTGTATGAAATTAACTGTAGTAATAAACGAAAGTCAAAAAAAAGTTTTAATCACTGAATCAATCGTTGATGAATTGATTGGTGTTTTAAAAACTAACTACGAAACTGTTAAAAATATTATTGAGGAAACCTCTAAGGAATTTGGGGGTCATTTTAATATTTTGATATCGTGGGGGGCGACTATTGGTGGTTTAATTGAGCCATTATCAAGATTTATACGTGGTAACTATTCAGGGCTATCTGACACAGAGTTGAGTATAGTATTACTTGGGGTTATTGCAATATACTTCCAAGACAATAAATCAAAAGTTAAAGAAGTTCTTAATGTTATTAAAGAAAAAGGTTTAGAAGAACCATTCAAAATGGCATTATATAAAAGTCAGGAATTTAAAACCGCTTTTATGGATTTCATGGGAAGTTTAAATTTACATTTATATAAAGTGACAAACTTGATGTCATATGCGTTTTTAGCCCCGATTTTATTCTATTTGGCCCAATACGCCACAAGTGGTGAAATTGATAGTTCTACTGTTAAGGAAATTTCAGATAGATTGTTAACTTCAGGACTACTAACTGTATCATCAATAGGTCTTAGAAATTCAATTAGTAAAATAATTAAGAGATTTTCTTCTTAGGATAGTTCATAATAGCGGATTTTATCTTTGCAACGTCCTTATCAGATAACCTAAATCTTTTTGCATTATTTTCAAACCAATCATCAACAACATCAATCATAGGTAATCCCATAATCTTCGATTTTCTTTTGAGTCCTCTATATTGAGCCTCAATTTCATCTGGTTGTAAAAAATATCCAACATTTGACCCTTTATAATCGGTAATATCGAGTCTACCTTCAACATCCTGTCTCAAATGTTGTAGTTCGTGTGCAATATCGTCATTAAGATTTCCAACTATAGAATGTAATGATTTTTGTAGTCTCTCAGGTACATACTGAATTAAAATTTGTAATTGTTGCCCCTCAGACACATAACCTGACTGTATTAAAAAGTCAGCACCTGATTTAATCTCTTCAAAATCAACCTGTCTAACATCCAAAAAAACGTCAAACTCAGGAAAATTCATTATCTCATAACTTTCTTGACCATTTAAGTCATAAGGTAACATAATTTCATCAGTTTTACCTGATTTTAAAACCGTTACAATATCTCTAATTACAGTTCTAACTGCCAAAGTGGGTACTTTTTGTTCCCTTAAATCCCTTACAAGTTCATCCTCGTCAATATCATAATCAAAAACAAATTCATCAATAACAACATTTTCATAATTTTCTGTGTCGAAGAATTGGAGTACCGAAGATAAGTAATTTTGAACTCCACGTTTGAACGTCCACATATTTCTATCTAAATGACGTAATATATCTTCCTTTTCTACTTTTTTAAGTTGTAAAAGAACAAGTCTACTAACTCTATCTTTGATATCGGTAATAGTTATTTTTACCCTCATGTATGGGTATGGCTCACCAACTCTTATCATATTTCTATAACCCAATAACTCAATCTTGAAATTAATATTACCGTTTAAATTTTGTATAAGTTCCCCGGTATAATTGAAAGTATTATCTTTTAATAGACCATTAATCCTATCTATCGCTTTTTCACTTAACATATCAATAAATACTCTTTGACCGATAATAATTTTTCACTTATATTTTAGTGTTAAACAAATAATATGGATAAAAAGTTCGATTTCAAAGATATCACATTGGTTCCTGAAACCATATCATCAATTTCGTCTCGTAGTGAAATTGATATTTTGACTGATTCGCGTCATTTACCCCTTATGGTATCACCAATGGATACTGTCATTGATTATACAAGTTCTATCGATTTTTGGCAAGAAAACATGGTTCTATGTTACCCAAGAGGTTTGGAACCAACTTATACAGGTTTCAAATCAATATCATTAGATGAATTTGAGAAATTGGTAAATACCAAGTGTTCGGTACTACCAAAAATACTGGTTGATATTGCCAACGGTCATATGGAAAAACTATACAATTTATCCAAAAAGTTTATGGAACAATACCCATATGGTGAATTAATGATTGGAAATATTGCCAACCCAAAAACATATGAAAAATTTGCCGAGATTGGTGTTAAGTATGTTCGTGTTGGTATTGGTGGTGGTAGTGGTTGTTTAACATCGGCAAATACTGGTGTCCATTACCCAATGGCGTCTTTAATTAAGGAATGTTTTGAAATTAAAAAACAGTGGGGGTATAATTCTAAAATTGTTGCAGATGGAGGCTTCAGAAATTACGATGACATTATTAAAGCTCTCGCTTTGGGTGCTGACTATGTAATGTTAGGAGGTATGTTGAATAAAACTTTGGAGTCATGTTCAGACACTCTGTTGTTTGGTAAGTTTAAATTATCCAAAGAACGAGCAATTAAAATTTGGGAAAAGTATCCGTTTATGAGAAAGTATTTCTACAAAAAGTTTAGAGGTATGAGTACAAAAGAAGTTCAGAAAAAATGGGGCCGAGGTAAAATTAAAACATCCGAAGGTGTCCATCGGATGAATAAAGTCGAATACACATTAACGGGTTGGACTGAAAACTTTAAGGATTATTTGAGGTCGGCAATGTCTTATACCAATTCAAAAAATCTTGAGTCATTCAAATACTCTGATTTTGTGTTCATAACAGAAAACGCCCGTAAAAGATACGATAAGTAATTACCAAGTACGACACGCCCAATATCTTGGTTTCCATCTTGGTCCAGGATTGTCACAATTGTGTCTCGCTCTAAAAGATTTTCTTCTTTCAGGATTATTTTTCTTGATTGTCATTCTTTTTCCTTTTGCGGACTTACCACCAAAACCAAAGTTTACCTTAACAACTTTACCATTTTCATTCTTAACATAAACTTTAAACTTTTTAATATCACCTTGCATGATTTTACCAAGCTGTACTTTTCTACCCTTATACTCCGCTTCATTTAAAACGTCAGTTGATTCGAAATCAGTTTCAACAACACTTCCATATTCATCTTCATATATGATACCTTCATTCATCTGAGCGGTAACCATCTCAATAATTCTTTTCAAATCTGATTCTGTCAATCTTATAATTTTACTCATGTGGTATGTTTTTTAAATAAATATCCCTATATTTGTATCAAATAAATTTCCTATGAAAAAATTTTTGATGGTATTTTTAGTTGTAATTAGATTATACGTATGTTATAGAGTAGTTGGTGGTTTAATTATGAACTCAATAAACCCCCAACAACACCCATTAGACAATATCACATGGTGGATTTATTATTTGATTTTTGACATTTGGTTACAGCAAATCATACCAAATAATGTTTCCGAATCTAATGATGAATCAGAAAATAGTTAATTTATTTAGATGAATATTTTTGAGATAAAAAAGATAGACCAAAGAAAAAGGCCGAAATAAAATACAAAACCAAATTTGCGTTCCACAAACTTCCTGTTAGTAAAATAAGTTGATATTGAACCAAATCGAAACCGAAAGGGTTGAAGAACATCCCTAACTTCAAAAACTTTACCGACAGGTTTCCCACAAAAATTTTCCTCCAGGTTGATTTTGTTATCGCCATCACTCATGTTTTGTAATTTACTTTTTATAGAACGAGTCTAAAATACTTTTAATATAAATATTGGTATCGAAGAATAATTCACAGTCAAATAATATTTATAAATAAAATTGTCATGAAAAGAATTACGATAAACGAGGGTGAACTTAGAAAAATAATTAGACAACACCTGAAAGAGGAAATGGGAATGGATTCTAAAGAAACTCAAGAATCTAAACCAAAATGTATGACCACCAATTCTATCCCATTGACTGAACTTGTTGGTGAGGCCGGTGATTATGATTTATATTCTCCAGGTGTGACAAAAAGAAAAAGAGGAGTAAACTCAATGGTGGACACTTTAGGTATTTTAAATAACCTAAGATTATTTAAAGACGTTAATGACGGTGGTGCCCATCTTTCTTATGAAATGATGAATCATTTGAATAAATTTAAAAACAAAAACTACTACGATGAAACATCAGGAGAATGTCATAAAGCCATGGATAAAGTAATCGAACTATATAAAGAAAATGAACACGGGACAGAACTAGTTAAAGACATTGAAAGGGTACTCGCTCTTCAAACTAAAGATGACGAGTATACCCCATCTCCAAGAGCGAAAGAATATTTAAAAAGATGTTTAATGTTAGTTAAAGAAAAATAAACCTCGAAAGAGGAGTCTTAGGACCGTTATGTTACATAACAGGAAAAGGGGAAGTTCGCTACTGTCCCCTTTTTTGTTGCCCTAATATTTATATAATAAATAAATTATCTAAAAAATAAAAATTATGGCAAAATCAGGTAGCGCTGTTGGGTCTAAAGAAACTTTTGGTACACGTAAAAAAGGAAAGTCTAAAAGAAAGTACGGACCAAAAGAAGAAAAACCCAAAGCTTACAGAGGTCAAGGAAAAAAATAAACTCAAACTAAAACTGAAAAAATGAAAAAAATTGTTGCTCTTTTTGGAGAAGCCCTTCTTTGGTTAAAAGGTATTTTTAACGACGAGAAAGGTAATCCCTCATCAAAAAGAATTGTGGGTATGGGTTGTGCCATAGCACTATGTTTAACCATGTATCACAATAGCTTTTCCAATGTTGATGTTGCACCTGCAGAATACTTAGTTGACGCGGTTGCATTATTGGCGTTTGGTTGTCTAGGTCTTGCAAGTTTTGACAAGTTCACAGACAGAAGAGGTAGAAAGAAAAAGGATGAAGAAGAACCTAATTAAAATAACCCCCTTTTATAGGGGGTTTTTTATTTTCGTTTTTTCTTAACAGGTTCTGGTTTCTTATCAATTGTTTCAACTGATATTGGACCGTTCTTAAATTTGTCCAAGTCGTAAGTCCAAATTGAGATTGTGTCCTCGGTTTCGTATTTTCTTGTTATTTTACTCATTATTACAATAAAAAATTAATTACTAAATTTGTTACTAACATTAAAGGAATACTCCAAAGGAATATATTTAATAGTTTTTTTAATTCATCCCACAAAGATACAAATTTTTCATCTTCCAAGTAATACATTCCAAATCTTCTTGAAAAAGTAAAAATTAAACATTGTATGATGAAATAAATCATTTGACAAATATAAACAAAAATCCCCACCGAAGTGGGGATTTTAACATTTTTTTACGATTACTTAGGTTGTACTTCTTCAAAATCTACGTCTGAAACTTCTTCATCCATAGTTTGACCGCCTTCACCTTCAGAACCAGACTGACTATAAATTCCTTGGGTAATTGTTTGAGATGTGATTGCAACTTTTGCAGTTGCGTCTCTAACCTTTTCAACTTCCTTCTCTTGTAGGGCTGTTTTTAATTCAGCCAAAGCATCGGTTAATTGAGTTTTTTGTTCATCGGTCATTTTTTCTTCTAAATCCTTTAGAGTTTTTTCAGCTTGGAACGCCATAGAATCTCCTTGATTTATTATGTCAGCATTTTCACGAGCTTTAGCGTCCGCTTCGGCATTTAACTCAGCATCACGTTTCATTTGTTCAATTTCCTCTTTAGAAAGTCCTGTCGAACTTTCAATACGGATTGATTGCTCTTTGTCAGTGGCTTTGTCTTTTGCTGAAACATTGATAATACCGTTAGCATCGATGTCAAAAGTTACTTCGATTTGTGGAACTCCTCTCATTGCCGTTGGAAGACCATCAAGGAAGAAACGACCAATTGTTCTATTGTCTTGAGCCATTGCTCTTTCTCCCTGTAGAACGTGAATTTCTACTGATGGTTGATTGTCAACTGCGGTTGAGAAAACTTGTGACTTTTTTGTCGGAATTGTTGTGTTTGACTCAATAAGTTTTGTGAATACTCCACCCATCGTTTCAATACCGAGTGAAAGTGGTGTTACATCCAACAACAATACGTCTTTAACGTCACCTGCGAGTACTCCTCCTTGAATTGCAGCACCAAGTGCTACAACTTCATCAGGGTTAACTCCTTTTGATGGTTCTTTACCGAAGAACTTTTTAACTGCCTCTTGGATTGCAGGAATTCTAGTTGAACCTCCAACCAAGATAACTTCATCGATGTCTTTTGGTTTCAAACCTGCGTTTTTCAAGGCCGATTTACATGGTGCAATTGTACGTTGTACCAAACTGTCAACCAACTGCTCGAACTTTGCCTTTGTCATTGTACGAACCAAGTGTTTTGGCATACCATCTACCGGCATAATGTAAGGAAGATTGATTTCCGTTGATGGTGAAGATGAAAGTTCAATCTTTGCTTTTTCAGCTCCTTCACGAAGACGCTGAAGTGCCATTGGGTCTTGATTCAAATCCAAACCATTTTCATCTTTGAACTCTTGAACGAGCCAGTCGATAATTGCTTGGTCAAAGTCATCACCACCTAGGTGTGTATCACCGTCAGTTGACAAAACTTCAAATACCCCATCACCAAGTTCAAGAACCGATACGTCGTGAGTACCACCACCACAGTCAAACACAACAACTTTCATATCCTGACCTTTTTTGTCAAGACCATAGGCAAGTGCCGCCGCGGTTGGTTCGTTAATAATACGTTTAACAGTTAGACCTGCAATTTCACCGGCTTCTTTTGTTGCCTGACGTTGAGCATCATTGAAATATGCTGGTACTGTAATAACCGCATCAGTTACTGTTTCACCCAAATAGTCTTCGGCAGTTTGCTTCATTTTCTGAAGAACCATCGCCGAAATTTCCTGAGCTGAAAACTTCTTGTCCTCAATTTGAACACGAGGAGTGTTACCCTCACCTTTAACCACTTTATAAGGAACACGCTTGATTTCTTTTTTACTTTCATCGAAACTTGCTCCCATAAAACGCTTAATGGAGTAAACTGTTTTATCAGGATTTGTAACCGCTTGACGTTTTGCCGGGTCACCAATCTTTCTATCACCACCATTTGCAAAACCAACAATCGAAGGGGTGGTTCTTTTTCCTTCACTGTTTGTAATCACAACAGGTTCGCCATTTTCCATAACGGCAACACATGAATTTGTTGTTCCTAAATCAATACCTATAATTTTACCCATAGTTTAAAAAATTATTTTTATTTTTTTAAAGTATATTAAAAAACTTTTATGGAGTCAACTCCAAATCTACATTATTAACTAATGTGCCAAAACAAAAAAACTGACAAAATGTCAGTTTTTTATAAAAATATATGACAAATATATTATTTTTCGAGTTCTAAAGTATATAATCTCATGAAATTTCTTTGCAGTTTGTCACCGGCCTTATTGATTCTTGGTTGGAAATTATTAATCAAATCTAACAAACCTTCAGTTTTTTCTATATACCGTGCCGGTTTTTCACCGTAAACTCTCATCCATTTGTAATAATCGGTCATAAACCATTTATATAAATTGTTCAAAATAGACAGTAGTTTATCGGGGTTCACTTCTTGAATTTTATTTGTCAACTTATCAAAAAACGTATCGGCATCAAAGTTTTTCATGACTGATGCGTTGGACCAAAGTTTAGTTTTTTTGAATTCTTCAAAGGGTAATATTGATGTTTGGCTAACCGCCTCTTGTGATTTTGCATTTACTTCATATGGTTCTGAATAGTATATCATATCCAAAAATTCTTGCCAAACTTTGTAAATTTCTTTGTTTACGTTATAGTTTTTACCTCCAACCCAACTCAAGGTGGTATTAAATTGTTTTGCTCCTGATTCAGCCCTTCGATAACTCTCTAACATGTGATTACATTCGTGAATTATCGTATCTCTAAGGTCATATAGTGCTTTGTCTTTCAATTCTTCATTGAACTCAATCCCTATTTTAAAACTTATAAATAATTTTACATACAAAGTTTGAGTAATCTCCTCCAAAATATACTTAGGTAACTCAAGTGTGGGTGATTTTAAATATGACCCACCAAATGATTTTTTGTCTATTGATTGAAATCCTCCTCCTGACGTGAATCTGTTTTCTTTTGTATTTTTTGGAATTTTCAAACAAGAAAAATCAATTTCAATTTTTTCCACGGGTAACTCAATATAATCATCCATACTTGATTGAAAAATTTGTGAAATATCTTTCAAGTCTATAATGATTTTTTGTTTGGATGGAATTCTTGATTCCATAAATTCAAGGACCTTAGGTTCGAGTTTTTGGTATATCAAATTACTGTAGGACAAGGAAACCCGGGAGACTCCCAAATCTTCTTTAATAAGTGTTTTCAATTGGTTCTCAGATAACAAAACTTTCATATCTATAAATATTACAAAAAAAAATTAAAAAATATATTTAGTTTTCAACTTTATCTCGTATTTATTTCAAAATGAACAAGAATTTAATAAATAATAAATAAACGCAAACCTCCTTCGGGAGGTTTTTTTTTACCCTAAAGTAATATGAAAAACACAAAAATTTATCACGAGTTGGTCCAAAAGATGAGGACCTTTTTCCTAAACAAAGGTTTTCTTGAGGTTCCGACCCAATCAAGATTATCAATTCTCGCAGCATGTGAGAATCCACACTCAATCACAACGTTTGAGTATCAAGGTCAAATTTGGCCATTACCACAAACAGGTCAAATGTGGTTAGAGTATGAATTGTTACAAAATTCCGAATGGCCAGGTGTGTTCTGTATCTCAACATCATACAGACAAGAAAAAGACCCAATCCCAGGTCGTCACGAATTAATCTTCCCAATGTTTGAATTCGAGTCAAAGGGTGGTATGAAAGAATTACTTAAATTAGAATCTGAATTACTTGCGTTTTTAGGTTTTGATTCTCCTGTTGAAGTGAATTATGACGATGTTTGTGAAGAATATGGCGGAGTTCCGATTTTGGAAAACGAACACGAAACTAAAATGTGGAAAGAAAAAGGTGATGTGGTGTCATTACAAAATTTCCCTGTTAGAACTAACCCATTTTGGAACATGAAGTCAGGTGAAGGTGACAAATTCAATAAAGTAGACGTTATTCTTTACGGTCAAGAAACAATTGGTTCTGCTGAAAGAAGTTGTGATGTTGATGAAATGAGACAAATGTTCTATACTATAGAAAACGGTGGTTATTCTGCCAAATTGTTTGAATTGTTTGGTAAAGAAAGAGTTGAAAAAGAACTTGAAGAGTTTTTATCTCACAAATTCTTTAAAAGATTTGGTGGAGGTATTGGTTTAACTCGTCTTGCCAGAGCATATCAAATGATGAAAGACTCTCACGATGAATTACACATGAATTATGGTGATGTAAACAAATTTTGAATGAAAAATTTTAAGGTTAAAAATAGATATACCAAAGAAATGTCAGATAAATTTTTATCCGACTACAAATCTTCTGGTGAATGTTCTGTTGAAAATCCCGACTTTTACGGTAATTGGAACTGGAAAAAATACGGAACCGAAGAATATAAAAATTCTTTCAAAAAATAAAAATTACTGAATTTGACTCAAAGACATAATGGTGTCATTCGAAAGGGTGACACCATTTTTTGTTTCATAGGAAACATAACTTACCGATAAAACTTTATCTTCAGTTGGTATAAAAACTTCACCATCTAAGTTAGAAAAATACACACCCTGATTAGTTTCAACTTTAACACCTGTCAAAGTTTCATCTGTTTGTGAATCTAAAAAAATGATTCTAAAAAATACTGTAATAAGAATTGTCTTCATATTGCAATATGTATGTTAAATTTTTCAATTGTCAAAATTGATAATATTACTTAACATTTCCTTAATGTATTTATAATATATCCTTAATACTATGAAGCAGATTATATTTTTGGTGTTTATGTTCTTACAGGTTGTAGGACATTCACAAGTAGAAGAAGTTGTGTTTAAAAATGACAAAGGTCAAATCGAACAACGTGGTCATTTATCAAATAATCTAAAAACTGGTGAGTGGATTGCTTATTATGAAAATGGAAGCATATTTTCTGTAGGTTATTATGATAAAGGTAGAAAAGATGGAATCTGGACTACATATTCACCAGTTGGAATTAGAGTATCTCAAGTCAAATATTTTAAGGGTAAAAAATATGAAGGTTGGATGTATGATATGGAAGGAAATTTAGTTGAGAAAAGAATTTTTAAGGATTATATCACAAATGATTAATTCTTCTTTGGTTTTTCTGACGCATACTTAACACCCATTATAGTTCCGACAATACTGAATGCATTTGTTAATAATATACCAAACATATTACTCCAAGTTGAGCCAATTATTTGGGTATCTTGACCTGTGAACAATGCCACAGAATATAATGCCGTAGTAACTATTCCAACTCCAATAATTACAATTAAAGCAACTCTTACAATTGTATTTATTAACTCAAATTGAGTTTTCTTTTGTAACACATCCAAATCATTTTCGGCATGTTGTTTTGCCTTTTCAGCATCAACCCTTGCTTGTTCGGATTTAACCATCTCCACCGTTAATTCTTCCGTCAACCTCAAATTATCCAATTTCCACTCGTTTAATTCTCTGTTTTGGACTTCAAATGTTAATTTAGATTCTTCAACTTCATTTAATGTTGTTTGAAGTTCGTCTAATATCTTTTGATTTTGGGCGTTTAAGTCGGATAGTTCTTTGTTTTGGGTTTGAATTTGTTTGGTAATGTCAAGTCTCTTCTTTCTATTTGCAACATCTCTTTCACCACACTTTTTAAGGTATTCTTTAAAATATTCATCCCCATCAGAATTAATTACCTTAACTATATTTCCTTCCAAAAATAAGTTTTTGGTTTCTGATAAGATAATTAATTCTTGTTTTATTTCAGGGGTGAATTTTATCATTTGTAAATTTTAAACGGAGCGGTTCTGTTTTTGTAACCTTCATAATCTTTCTTAAACTCCTCCAATCTTGGTTCAATCTCATCTGATTTTATAATCCAAAATTGAGCACCTGACTGAATTGCCTTTGCCTGTTCTTCGGGTTCGTTTGAAGATGAAATAATTCCGATTACAACATTATTACCGTATTCAAAGTTAATCTTTCTAATTAACTCAATACCATCAAAGGAAGACCCAATGATATTCAAATCAACAAACACACATTCAGGCTTATCAGAGCTATTTGATTGCCATTTTTCAAATAATTTGGCGGCCTCATCTGAACTATTCAAACTTTTTAAAGATAATGTTATATCAAGAAGCGAACAGCTATCTTCAAATACTAAATGGAATAAATCCTCGTCATCTACAAGTAAAATTGAATCAATCATAGTTTTTTTTATTTTATTTTTATTTTCAGTTTAGTTCCTATCTCATTTTTCTCACATCTTACCAAAAACTTGTGTTCTTGTAATATCGCAACACATATGTTTAATCCGAGTCCAGTTCCTGACTCTTTTTGCCCTTCTTTTCTTGTGTATGGTTTTGATAAATGGTCAAAATCTTTTTGGTCAATACCTCGTCCATTATCCTGAACCATTAACTCATCACCTTCCATATATATTTTTACAAATTTTGTTTCAGAATCATTATACTTCAATCCATTCCTAATTAAGTTGTCTATTGCCGTACAGAATAGAGCTTCATTAACTTCTATGGTTGGTAGTTCCTCAATAATTACCTGACTATGATAAGCAGTTGATGATAAATAATCATTTAGTATCGCTCTTAAATCACATTCAGCTTTATTTAATACCACATCTTTTTTAACCAAATTGGTAAATTCATAAACACCTTTATAAACTTTTTGTGAGTGTCTTAATCCCTCCTTAATCATTTTAAGGGGAGCCTCAATCTTTAAAGTTTCTATGTCCTCAGGTTTTAATCTTCTTTCCAAAGAACTTATACCTCTCGGGATATAAGTATTAATTCCAGAGTGCATGTCGTGTCTCAATATTTTAGCCGCGTGCTCGAGATAAGTGTTTTGTTTTTCAATTTCTTTTGACTTTTCAACAATTTCAGATATGTCTCTTGCAATTTTTAATACTCGATAGGTTTCTCCTGTTTCATTTATAATTGGATTGTAGGTGGCACTTAAATAAATCTTGTTACCGTCCTTTTTCTTTCTGATAATGTCCCCACTAAAATAAACACCTGATTTAAGTTTGTTCCAAAAATTAATATACCCATTTGAATTTTTTTCATCATCAAAAACAAAAATACTATGATGTTTTCCTATAACCTCTTCTGATTTATACCCCATTGCATCCAAAAATGAATCATTGGCAAAACAAACTATACCATTAGTATCAAATTCAATCACAGGACTTGAACGATTAATCGCATCCATTCTATTTGCTAACGCTCTTTCTTTTTGTGTGATTTTTTCAGTAAGTTTTTTATTTTCCCTTTCATTCTTAATATATTGTCTGATAAAGGAATATAAAAAATATGTTATTGTCAAAAATAGAATATATTCCGACCCCCTCGTAACTGGTGATGAAGGAGTGATATCAAGTAATACTGTAGTTTTCAGGATTAAGAAAACAACTACTATTAATGAAATTAAGTTTAATTTTAATTTTAACGACATTCATCAATAAATATCAATATACTCTTTAAGTTAAAAAAAATATTACTATAATTAAGGTTTTTTTAAAATAAAAAACCCGTCGGTTAGACGGGTTTCAAATTAAATAAACTCCAATTTATTCGTTACAGGGTCCCATTCTACCGTTAGTGGTTTTTGGGTGTATTGATACTGTTCGTCTAATACCGAGGCATTGATGAAGTGAGTATCTCCGTCAAAAACATAACCATACCCTGAATGTATGTGCCCGCAGACATGAATTTTAGGTTTAATTGTTTTAATTCTTTTTGTCAGTAATTCACATCCAAGATTATCATACTGACCCATAATTGTATCCAAATAACCAAATGCCGGTCCGTGAGTAATTAATATGTCAGTATCATCAGGAATGTCATTCCACTTCTGTGTAAGTTTATGACCATTCTTTGGTAGATTAAACGCCCAATTATAGAACTCGGGCTGCCATGGACTACCATAAATCTTTACATAATTTTCCGTATCAACTCCGTAACCAAGAAAACTATCTTGAAGATAAACAATGTCATTATAAAAACCGACAACCTCTTTGGCCATTTCGGGTTCCTTTTCAAACCCAAAGTCGTGATTACCGGCAATGAATGTCTTTACAGTATAATTTTCCAAACTGTCAAACCACTTGCAGAATTTTTGGATTTCATACTTATAACCCATTGATGAGATATCACCAGCGTGAATCAGTAAGTCACCTCCTGGCAAATCTTCAGTAATTTGCTTGTGTTTGTTGTGAGTATCTGATATAAAAGTTATTTTCATTTTTTTACTTGGGTTTCCTCCAATTCAACAGATGTTGGTCTGCCAAAGATAAGAACATTTACTTTAAGTTTACCTTTCTCTTTATCAATAAATTCAATGTTTCCCTTAAAGGATGTAAATGGACCTTCAGTTACAGTAACTTCATCTCCAACACTGAATATGTCTGAAAAACTTTTTGTTTTGTTTTCTTCGTGAATTCCAATCATTCGGTTTACTTCTTGGTCTGATACAATTTGGATATTTCCAGCTCTGTCAGACAACAATCCCGTTGCTCCATCAATTTTTTTAACAACTTGTTTTAATTCCCCAATTGCGGATGTTTCAACAAAAACATAACCAGGAAACAAAACTTTTTCACGTTGTGTTTTTTTACCATCTTTCGTGGCAAATACTTTTTCCATTGGAACTACAACTCTTCCGATTACCCCATTGAGTTCCCCTTTGTCGGCTTCTTTTAAAATTCTTTCTGAGACTTTTCTCTCACGATTTGCTTGTGCTCTTACAATGTACCATTCCATAATTTTAATTTTTTAGTCCCACCAACCATCAATATGTTTGGCGATAAATTTATATGCTTCTTTTTTATCTTTCATGTATTCCTTACGGGCGGCTTTCATTGCCGCTCTGAAATCCTCAGAATATTGTTCTTTATCTTCAGGAGTTTTAACCTTCTCGGTTTTTGAAACCATTTCACTAACATTTGGTCGGTCTTCAAGTGGTATAAATTCAAAAGTTGTCTTACCCCACTTCTCTTCAATTATGTCGTGAGCCGGTTCTTCATAAAACTCCCAACTATCACGGGTCATGTGAAGACGGTCAATCGCTTCTTGGATTTCCTCAGCAACTTCTTTAGCGGAAGTTATGTGAGTCCTATCAGACAAGAAGAAATCTCGGGTATGTTCGAGTTTTTTGATTAATATTTCGTTAATGAAGTGACTATCATAGTCCTCATCCTTCCAAATTGTGGGAAGCCATCGAAAAACGTTCTTAATTTTTCGAATAAATCGCTTAACAGCGTATTTTATGTCTTTAAAGCTTTCCCCAACCATCTTTGTACTGTGTTTTATCGATACCATCTGATACTGTTTTAAAAAATTTAACTAATTTATTCCAAAATTTTCTCATCGTATTAAATTATGAGGATTTATGTCGTGTTCTTCCATCAATTCACGTAGTTTTTCATAAACTGCGTCAACTCCTTTGTGATAACCGTCTTCTTCATCATATCCGTTGGTCAAACCGCGGTATGAGTTGGTCATTATCTCCCAAAGTACAAGTGCCATGTCGGTTGCCTTCACGCAACGCTCGTGAGCCATCTTATCATCGATGTCATCCAAATCAAATGTTAGTTTTGCTTTCATGGTACAAAGATAAGGCAAGTTTTTTAATGAAAAAAGGGACTTAACAAAAATTAAGTCCCTTTTTCTATATATAGGCTCTCTGATGAGAGTGATAGTTTTGATAAATATACCTAAAAATCAAAAATATGTCAATTTTATGGTCAAAAATAGTGATTTTATTCGTTTTTACCTGAAACTATCTTACAAATTTGGTCTTTTTTTGAATCCTCAAATTTATTTATGTATTTTAACTTAATTTCTTCAGAAATTTCGTAATCCCACTTGTTTATAAACTGTTCAAACAGTCTTAATGAAGAATTCACCTGTTTTCTAGTCTCACAGGACTCTAAAACCGACAATACCCATTGAAACTCTATCAAAATATCCATACTTTTAGTAAAATTAGGTTTATATTTATAAAATATATGAAAACTTGTCTTTCTGTTCTCTTAAATTATGTCTTTTCCAAAGATTTAGAGGCTTTATACGGTAAAGACAGTTATATTATCATAAATCATGTTAAATTTTGCACGGTTAACAAACATTATTTGATTGATTGTAAACTTTTTATGACCGATATCTCTCTTTTTGAAGAAAGTCGGTTGGATGGACTAAATTTTTTAATCGAGGAAAGTTTAAAATGGTCAAATTTTGACCACGATAAGTTCGCATTAGTTGCAACTTATGATTTGGTCAGTCAGTCTTGAATCAAACCCCTATTTTTAAAGTCGTAGTACACTTGTGGAGCCGCGTCGTGAGTCGTGATACTCGCTCCTGACTTAATTTTCGAATCAATTTCTTCCATAAATTGACTAAAAACCCCGCTTCTGTGTGCGGAGTATAGTATTTCCTCTAAAAATTTTTCGTTTGACATTTTTACCTTAAAATTTAATGATATAGTAATAATAACTATACAAATATAGTAAAAAAATGATTAAAAAATTTTTTTTACAAAAAATATTTGATGAGTTATGGTTTTTCACTTATAATTAGTAAAAACATATAAAATGAAAATAGTACAAAACGGTGACTCCGTAAAAGTTAACTACACAGGACGTTTAGAGGACGGTTCTGTATTCGATTCTTCACTAACTGAAGGTCGTGAACCATTGGCTGCGGTATTAGGACAAGGTCAATTGATTAAAGGTTTTGAATCAGGATTGATGGGAATGTCAGTCGGAGATAAAAAGACAGTGGAAATTGACCCATCAGAAGCTTATGGTGATGTTGTTGAGGGTATGGTAAGTGAAGTACCTCTCGGGAATCTTCCTGAAAATGTTAAAGTTGGTGACCAACTACAGGGTATGACCGAACGTGGTCCAGTAATGGTAGTTGTTAAAGAAGTGAATGAAACCTCAGCTATGGTTGATGCAAATCATCCTTTGGCAGGTAAAAAACTTATCTTTGATTTGGAGTTGGTTAGTATCGACTAATCACTCATACATCTTATCTTCGAGGTCGGGGTATATTTTCTCAAACATTTTCATGAGAGCCCCGGCCTCGCTATTTGCCATATCCTCATTTCTCCCCCCAATATCGGAACCGTGTTTCCATTTTAACACATCTCTTTGATACTCATGAACCCATTCATGAGACAAGGTCCTCAAAATATCCCGGTATATTCTACCTTTAGTTAAAACTTTTATTTCATTTTCTTCAGTACGACTACCAGTAGTCATATTACCAGTTCTTTCTGAAATAAAGAATATCTTTAAGTTGTTTTTTAACGGATATTGTTTTTGTAAAAACCTCAAAAACAAATCAATCAATTTATAATCTTTTTGAGGTATTCCTGAATTCCTGTGCGTAATTATAACCTTCATTCTAAGTATAAATATTATCTAAACTTATTAGTGAGTTTTTTACAATAAAAAATTACTGTGAAAGGAATGTGGAATGATAAAAAGCTGAGTTTGTTTAATAACTTTTTCATGTTAATAAAAAAAGGGACCCTTTCGAGTCCCTGTTTTGTTAAAATTTATTTTTTATTAGAATGTAATTTCTAAATTAGCAGTAATAGGTCTGTTAGCCAAACTTGGATTTGTAACAATAACAGTCTTATACATTGGATTAACCATAATTGTCAAACGAGAATTGGCGTCAGTTCCCTTAGAGAATGATAAAGTTCTCTTTAATACAACACCCACATTAGTAAATCCGTTTTCTTTTTGGAAGTTTACTTGTGATTCACCGGTTACGTACCCAACAAATATGTCAGCATTGTAATCCAAATGGTAAGTAGCTTCAAAATAAATTGAACCTCTCTTATATGATTCATTTTGATAAAACACATAACTTGTTAAGAAATCAATTCTTGATTTTGCATCACCTTTATATTTCAATACCGCTTCCAAAAAGTGATTGGTAGTAGCCTTATTATAATGGAAATAATTTGTGTCAATCTGAGTTGGAGTGTTTTGACTAAAATAAATGTCCTGAACTCCAATTGATGTGTTAAAGACATTAAACAAAGCTGAATTTTTCACAGTGTTTGCATATCCTTCTCTAAATTGGTTGTAAACAGCGTTAACCTCAGAGTTCAGTGTGAACCAACTTACTGGTTGATAATCCGCAGTCATTTTTATTACAGGTTGTTTTCCTACGTCAACACCTCTCCACAAATTAGAGGTTGAAAGTCCAAAGTCACTTGTAAACGGGCTCTCTTTTTTTGCCGGTCTAAAGAATAGTCCTTTAGTTTTTACAGTATCTGCTTGGGAGAATGATGTTAATGTTGTTAAAACCCCAAGTAGAAAAAGAAATAATAATTTTTTCATTTTAAAAATTTATAAGTTTATTATAAAGGTAAATATCTAGAAAAAGACATAAAAGTCAATTCAAATAGTATGTTAACCCTTTGCTCCAATAATCCCCATACTCTTTGAAAAAGGATAAATCTGTTTCGTTGTAAGTAAAATTCGTAATAATTTCAACCCTTTCCCCAATTTCAGTAACTATCGGTTTTAGTTTTTTTGAGTCGAATTCTTCATCTAATTCTATATCATATTGAAAAAATTGACCTTTGGTGTAGTCTTCGATTATTAAAGATTTGTCATCCTCAAAAATATATTCGAAATCATAATCCTCAAATTCATGGTCATTTTTAGATTCCCAAATTAAGTCGTCATTTTCGTTGTAAACCTGAATCATAAAATGTTCAGGGTTATTAAAAGGACCCAAAAAAATATCATCAGTTTCAAATATGTCATTTTTATTAACTATTTCACTAATGACATCAGGTTCACAATCACCATTTTCAACTTCTGATTCAAATAATTTCTGTCTTTGTTCATCTTCTAATAAATGAACGTAACATTCTGCACCACGACCACTTACAACTACCTTATACCTCATTTCTCAATAATCATATTGGTGTTAGAAATTGGAAATCTTGCCACAGGAACTGATGAATACCCTGATGGTGCGGACTCACTCGATAGTTTTTGCATTACTTCGTAGTAATCTTGTAATGGTTTTACCGTTGGTACATCTTCGAATTTGTAAATTAAGTTTGAGACCTCAGCCGTACCGTCATACACCCAAACTTTTTTTTCTGTTGTGTTAAAAACTAGTGTTTGCATAAATTGTTAATATTTTTTAAATTATAATTATTATTTTTTGAATTGTCAAATTTCTGAGCCAATTCTAAATTTTTCTTCAGGGGTTAGGAGACCCTTTCCAAATTTTTCTCTTCTATCCCAGTATCTTTCTTTAACATGCTGATGAATCGGTCTGGGTTTCCCGTCTTCATCAATTCTAACAAACACAATTTTTGTTTGGGTTACAATGTCTTGCTCACCTGTATAAACATTGTGTTTTCTAACTTCAATATAAAGTGTAACAGAGGTGTTTCCAAATGAAACAACTTCACCATAAACTTTCAAAATGTTTCCAACCTTCACCGCTCGTTTAAATAACAACTCATCAATTTTAAGTGTTACAATTTTTTGGGTGTCACAGATTTGTGAAGCATATGAAGCCGCAGCATCATCAATAAGTCCGAGTATCAAACCTCCGAACATATTTCCGTGAACACCCTCGTCACCTTTCTTACAAATGTAGGTTGTTATTAATTCCATTTTAGTTATTAAACTGACCGATGTTCATCAGATAATTTATATAATCTCTTTTGGATGCGAGTTTTTGAAGGCTCTGATTAACTTGAATGATATAATCATCCGTGTTCATTCTTCCTTTTCTAAATCTTTCCGTAATTAATTCAATTCTTTTAATTGACTCTTGTTTGTCAACATAACTAACAGTTCCAGTATTATTTTCCATTGTATTACTTATTTTCATCATTAAATTCTTCATCGTCAAGTCCATCCATTAATGTATTATCCCAATCTTCCATATCATCAGTGTATTCAAACGCACCATCTGGTCCAATCTGAAAATCATCTGATACATAAGGTTCAATATTTTCTTCGGCACATTCTTCTGCCATTTTCATCGCATAATCTTTTTTTCTTGCGAATGGTTTCTCGGGACATAGTTCTTCTTTTCCTCTATAAACCGCCCACCACCATTGTTGCTCCTCCATCTTTTCAACTCGGAGCCTCATATCACGATACTTGGCAACATAATCGTCCTCGTCAATTTGTTCCCACTTATGTTTTAAATCTTCCATCATATTTTAGTTAACGTGTTTTTTTTAAGAATTACTTTCAACCTCTTCAAAAATACCTCTAACCATAACACCTTTTTCACCTTTGACTTGGTAATTTTCAGGATTATCCAAAATTTTATCTAAAGTTTCGTGAAGTTGTTTTCTTAATTGTTGTTCGTAAGTGTCTTCTATGTCATTAATCATACTCGGATTTCCATAGGCATAGATTGTTTTGTCTTGTGATATTTCGGGTGAGAATTCCAAAACAATTTTCTTTTTTGGTTCAAACGTTTCAGGGTTATAAATTGTTGGAGTAATGCAAGCTCCATCTAAAACTGGTTCGTGAATTTTTTTAGGGTCAAACATTTCGGGAGTTAGTGCTAAAGATAGTAAATAACATTTTCCCTTAAATTTTTGATTTGGTACAACTTTATAAATTTTAGGTTGTATGGTGTTGTTATTTTCATCAAGTGTAACTGGATGTTTCATAACAAAAATTTCATCACAGTCAGAAAATTCTTCACATTGTTTAATTCTTTCCAAATATGGTTCAAGTTCTTCACCATAAATCATGTTATCAGTAAGTCCTTGAACATTTACTAAATAACCTTTTTTATTTTCCAGTTCTCCCGAACTTAAAATTTCATTAATTAATTCTTGTAGTTTCATAATTTTATATTTTTTTCCACTTATTATCTGAATCCAATTCAAATGTTCCAATGTGTTCTTGTCTCCACTCGGTTGGTTTTATTAATGATAAGAAATATTCTCCACTTTTTCTACGATACAAATAATATTCTTGTCCAATAATTGGTTGAAAAT